TCAACCTGATACCGATTTGATACCAATCTTGAGTTTTTCCAGCTCGCTCCAGTCGGAGCTTGAGTTGAGCCAACGGGCATACGTCGACAGCAGCATTTGGACGCTGTGACCCAGCTGTTGGGCGATAAATGCGGGGTTGAGGCCGGACATTAAGCATATTGTCGCATAGGTGTGCCGGCAGTTATATGGGGGACGACGCCTAATGCCCAGCTCATTCAGCACCGGCACCCACTGCTTGTGCAGGTCGGAGGTCTGTTTCACGTACTCGGCGCTCTTAGACGGCGGGAACAGGTACGGGGTTTCGATGATCGCTCCCTTCCCATGCCTGCGGCGGTCCGCATACTCTCTGGCGAACTGAATCGCGCGCAAGGCCCGATCATTCAGCAGAACGAACCGATCCCTTCCTGTTTTCGTCCTTTCCTCCACCTCGCCCAAGGCGACGGTCCTCTTTACGTGTACGGTCCTCTTTTCCATATCGATCACATCCCAGCGCACTGCCAATGCCTCCGACAGGCGGAGGCCGGTGAAGAACATGAATTCGAACAATGCAGCGTAGATGAGGCTCGGCCAATGCTTGTGTTCGTAAAGCTTGTCGATGATGGTGTTGGCTTCCGCCAGGGTGAAGGGGTCGATCTCCTTACGCGACCGCTTCGGCAACTCAATCACCTCGGCGGGGTTCTTGGTCAGCAGGCCTTCCCGGGTTGCCGCAGCCAGGATCGTCGACAGCCGCGTAATCGCATTGCGCTTCACGTTTGCCGAGGTCCATTCGGTTTCGGTGATGACGCGGCGGAGCAGGCTGGTTGTGATCAGGTCGATACGGACCAGAGCCAGGCGTGGCACCCAGTAAAGGTTGAGGGCGCTCTTGTAGTTGTTGTACGTGCCCTGAGTTATTTCGCGGCTGTCCAGCCAGAGCTGCGCGTACTCGCCGAATGTCGGCTTTCCGCCGACCGCCGCCTGTGAGCTGGGGAAAAGCTCGGCGTACTTTTCTTGGTCAAGGAGACCGAGCTTGTTGAGGCTTGTTACCTGATCGCGAAGGTTGGATGCAGCCTTGATCCCTTTTTGTGTCGGGGGATAGGGGAGCGTTTCGCATCGACGGATACCGTCCCATGTGAAACGAATGCGGAGGGAGTTGCGGAAGATTTCGACACCTCGGGGTAAACCCATTGGCTTTCCAGCCATTCGTCATACCTCTTTTTGCTGTAAATGATCCGGCCGCCGTGTTTCATCCAGACGCCTGCGGGAATCTTCCCATCCAGGCGACGGTGTTCCAGGGAGCGTTTGGTGCAGCCGATGAGTTCAGCCATTCGCTGCTCGGTGACCTTGTCTACGTCACCGGTGCTTTCGATATCCATGGGATGGTCTCCACGCCGCCGGTGGCGGCAGGTTGGTGGTCAGGCCGTGGCCGCGGCAATGGTCTGCTCGAAGCGCGAGGCAAGTTCGGCGTTGACCTCCGCCTTGGCCAGGCTGTCCTGAGTGCCCTTGGCCCGGTGCAGGGTTTCGTACTTGCGCAGCTGGGCGGCTGCTTCGGTGAGATCGGCAAGCAGCAGGGTCGCTGCTGCGATCAGCTTGGCATTGGCGAAGCCTTCAGCCGTCCGTGCTGGGTCGCTTGAATGAACAAAGCCGATCGACAGCCCAGCCTCTTCTTGGAGGCATACAGGAATGCATCCATGGCGCGGGAGATTCGTCCAAGGACCTGGCGTGTGCTTGTGTTTCGTCATGGCAATAGCTCTCCATGCCCGCGCATGTCGGCGGGCTTGAGTAGTAGGGGGGATGGGTTAGGCGCGGTGGCCGCGCTTGCAGAACCAGTCGAGCGCGTCGCAGATCAGCGGGTTTTCGTACCAGTCCTCGATCTCGCGTTGCTCATTGCGGTCGCGGAAGAAGGTGGGGCCGAGGTAGTTGTGCCAGGCCATGAACACCCGGGTTCCGTCGGCCAGTGGAAGGCGGAAGAACGGCGAGCGGCAGACAAGGCCGTACTCGATGCGGATGCAGGTCATCGCAGCCCCCTATGTACCAGGTAGGCCATGTACATCAGGGGCAGGATCATGGCTGTACTCCTTTCGGCGCGTTCCATGCGGCTATTTTGCTGTCCACATCCTTCTCGCAGAGCCAGTGATGTTCGCGTAGCCAAAGGTACCGGTCGGCGTTCTTGCGCAGCGCCTCGTTCTCGGCCTTGAGGCGGCCAATCTCGGCCACCATCGCCTGAATCAGCTCAGGCTTGCAGGCTGCTTCGAAAGCTGCCCAGCGGTTAAGCATCTCGACGGTCGTTCCTTTGCCATGGATAGCGCCGGCCAGCGCGTCGAGGCGTTGCAGGTTCTCGGTTTCGATCATCGACACATCTCCTTCGGCACGTTGATGGTTTCTCCGCGGGCGTGGTGCACCACAGCGCGGGCTGCAGCTTCTGCCCGGGTATCGCCGGGTTGGCGATCTAGGGGATTCCCTGATACGCAAGCCAGCCAGGACCAGCTGTAGCCGCGGTCGATCCAGATGCCGTGCTTCTGGATCAGGTGCTCTCCCGCCGCGTCGTCGATGGCTTGGCCACCCAGTGGAAGTTGCAGTTGGCCGGCCACCGCCGGCATCGGACCGTCTACCAACTCGATGGCCCAGAGCAGCGCCTTGCCGGCGAGGTCGCAGGTCTGCACTTTGATCATTTCGGGCATGGCATCAGCTCCTTCGGCACCTGGACGGTATCGCCGAGCTTGTGGTTGACGAGGCCGCGGCAGAACGCGACCAGGGCCGTGGGACCGTAGCACCAGACCCCGGCTCCGGCCGGGCCGCCGGCGTAACACAGATCGGCAGGCAGCCCGGGAATGTGCTGAGCGGTGCCGCTGTGCTTGTCGATCAGTTGGCCGCCGTGCTCCCAGTTTGATGAGGGCCTGAATCCGTAGCCCATCTCGACGCCGCGGATGCTGACGCTGGTAGGGTCTTCTTCGTTGAGCCAAACATTTGTCAGGCGCTCGGGATCTGACTCGAATCCTTCGGCCATGGCCACAGCCCAGTCCAGAGGCGCGCCGACCAGGTTGGATACCCTCACTTCGATCAGGTCGGTCATGGTTCGACTCCAGGCGCTTCAGGCATGGGCTGCCAGTGGGTAACCTCATCACCGGAGCAGGGCGAAACCAGAGGTTCCCAGTACTGCTCGAAGTCGGCATGAGTTTCGAGAGAATGCCAACCACTGAATGGCGTGCCGTCCTCGGGGTCATCCGGATCAGGGTCTTCCTTGTGGAGCATCTTTTCGTTCAGCCACTCAGCGGTGAAGACATAGGTCTTGCCGTCGTGCGCTCGCCTGACTGCGACAATGAAGGTCGTGTCGGTGTCTTCATCCGTCTCGGGCAGCCTGTCGCTGCATTTGATCCATTCGCTCACAGCTGATACCTCTCATCAATCCAGCGCCCAGGCGCCAGAGCGGGTGTAGGTTCGGGTTGGGTTTCGTGCGGGGAGAGCTGGCGCTCGTTGCCGGCGTTCTCCCTGAAGAGCTTGCGGCAGGCCTCGGACTTGAGGTCATGCGTCATGCACCGTTCGGGCTCAGGCTTCCTGAGCATCCAGTTGGGCAAGCAGGACATGCCGCTATCCGACTGCCAGCAGGTGACGGCGCGCGCCGGGTCTTCTTTCACTTCCAGGTGGCCTGGTTGCTCAATGCAGCCGGCCAGGGAGGCCAGCAGCAGGATGCAGAGGGCGAGGCGGGTCATGCCTGGGCCTCCAGGCGCTCATGGATGACCATATCGATGAAGGGCTTGGGCAGCTCAACCGCTTCCTTTCCCGGAGACCAGGACAATGGCGGGCTTTTCCGGATCATCTCGTTCAGCAGCTCGAACGCGGCCAGCAGTTGGTCATCGCTGATCTCGCCATCTTCCGGAAGGTCATCGCAGAAGTGGTCATTTGGGTCGATCTGACTCGGGTAGTTCGGCGTGCAGAAAACCAACTTCAGTTCGGCCAGATCGATCTCATGATCGATCAGGTAGTCGCGCAGCTCTTCCTCGTCGAAGAAGTACCGGTCACCGTCATATTCGGTGATCGGCTCTCCGCCCCAAATACGCTTCGGCATGGCCGCGAAATTCGCGGCTCGGCGCTCTTCGTGGCAGACCGGGCAGCCCCGGCCTGTCGTGTGGATGGGGTGTTCTGGATTCTGCTCACACTTGCGGTGAGTCGACCCGCTGTAGCGAGCCATGTGCTCATCCTTGCCCCAAAACCTGCCGCCGGCATCAACCCAACCGGTTACGGTCTGGAGGCTGGCCGCTTCGGGGGATTCGTACATCACGACTTTTTCTTTAGGCATGACTTCGTCCTTGGCCGCCATATCGCGGCAGTGAATAGAGGGGAGAGGGGTTACAGCTGAGTGGAGTACAAATGTTCTCTTGCGGAGCCTAGCCCTGGGCGCGCATGAATGCAGCCATGTCGCCCATCTGCTCAACGATGAAGCGTTCTTCGTCTGCTGCGGCTGCGATGATCCTGTCCTTGCGTCTCTGGCAGAGCAGGCAATCGACTTCGGCCCAGTCGCCTGACAGCTCGGGGGATTCGCCCAGCCAGGTACCGCATGGGGCCTGTTCGATATCTTCCAGGTCGGTGAATGGGGCGAAGTGTGTCTTCACGACGTTGCCTCCGGCTCTGCGCTGGCGGATAGGACTACGCGTAGATTCTGGATCAGCTTCCATTCGGCATCGCTGCGGCCGACGCCATCGTCAATCAATTCAAGCGTCTCGCGCAGCAGCGAATCCCGGTTGGCCAGCTGGGCGCGCAGCGTGTCGTGCTTAGCCATCCACTCCATGGCGTCATCGTTGTTACGCTGGCATCGGTCTTTCCACTCGACCAGCTCAGTGCGCAGCTGCTCAACCTCGCCAGGGTCGGCGTGGGTGTAGAGCGGGCCGAGCTTGGCGATTTCGTCTCGGCAGGCACCCCATCCGTCCCGGTAGCCTTCGTCCCAGTCATGGCTGTTGTATTGGCTGGCCAGCTTGTATGCAGGCAACTTCACCGGCTTGCCCTGGTGCTGCTCGGCAGGCGCGATACCGGACATCGGCCCAATCGGTGTGATGGTCTTGCCAGTCGCCGCCGCATCCCTCTCTGCCTCTTCTTTGGTCCACCAGAAGGCAGTACCAACCATCCAGGCTATTGGCTCGGGGTGGGGCTGCGGGGCTGGCTGGGCCAGAAGTCCGCGCAGGGCGAATAGCGCTTCATGCCGGTGAATGCTGATGCGCTCCTTTTCGAGGTGCTTGTTATCGGTAGCTCGCTCCAGCATATGGCGCGGCACGCTTACCATCTCTGTGTTGCTGGATCGGTTTTCTGTGGGCATGGGGATCTCCTGCCGGCGGCGTCAGGCCGCCAGGCGCTGATAGAGTTCGATGAGGTCGGAGGCGTTCGCGGCGACCAGCGCCCGGGCTTCGTCTTTGCAGACGCTGTTGCCCAGCAGCTTCACCTGGTCGGCGCCGGAGATTGCCTTCCAGTACAGCCGGCCAGTTTCCTCATCGAGGAACAGCCCGCGGTCGATGATGTAGTCGGCCCGGAACCCTTGAGCGCGCTTCAATTCGTGCGGCTTGAGCATGCGCAGGGTGATGTCGACCATCACGTAATCGCCGACCATCACAACGTCGGCGTGCTCAGTGAAGTGCTGGGGCAGGTACTTGCGCATAAAGGCTGCGCACTTGCGGGCGCCGGCCAGTTGCTCGTCGGTCAGCGTGTGGCTGTGCAGCTGGACGACCTGCACGACTGCCATTCGATCCTTTGACGGGATGGTGTGCACCGGCTCCCGCATTGAGATGCCGTCCTTCTCCGCGCCGTAGTACTTGACCATGTAGGCCGTTACCAGGCGCTGATTGGAGCCCTTGCCCAGGATCGTCGAGAACGGATCATCCGCGCTGCGACCGTCGCCCTTGTAGAACCCGCCGTTCGCTTGCTCAAGGTGAGCCGAGGCTATGGCGTGATGCCCGCCGCTGCGTGTGATGCAGCCGACAGGGCCGGTTGCCGGTGACCCCACGCAGCCGTTGCGTAGCGTCACCAGGTTGGCAGTGATCAGTGCGAAATGACCGCCCTTGACCTGAGCAACTTGCGTGCGCAGAGGTTCTTCGGCATCGAAGGTTCGCTGTGTAGAGCTGTTGGCGTGCTCAGTGAGGCAGCCCGCCACGGCCATTGTGGGTTGCACCAGTGCGTGATGGGTGCCGCCGCCGCTGATGGTGGAAACTGGATCGTCAACGCTGTGCGTGCTGGTGTGCGACTTCGAGGTGCCGCGCAGCGGGACAATGAACGGGTCGTTGCAAGCCAGGGTGTGCCGCCACAGGCCTTTGGCGATGCGGTTCATGGTGTTTTCCACCAAAGCATCGTCGCGGAAGATCGTGCGGCCCTGCAGTTCCCAGTCGATGCATTCAGCGGCGGACCGCCAGCCTTTCTGGCCCTTGCCTGGGTTCTTGTGATGCGTCGGCGCCGGCCACACGATTGGCTTGCCGTCGCGCCGAGCGATGCCGTACAGGCGCTTGCGGATAGTGGGTGCGCCCTGGTCTGCGGCAACTCGCACCTGGTGCTCGAAGTTGTAGCGCAGCCCGCGCACCAGTGCTTCCTTGGGCACATGGTCGCCGATCTCGGCCAGGATCTCCGGCAGATCTGGGTGGTCCTCTGCAATGCCGTTGCCCAGCACGTTCACGAAGGCCTGGAACGTCCGGCCTTTCTCGGCCTTTATCGGTCGCCCTTCATCGTCGAGCGGTCCCCAGTCGGCGAACTCTTCCACGTTTTCAAGGAAGATCAGCCGTGGGCTGGTCTGGTATGCCCAGCGGATGATCACCCAGGCAAGGCCACGAATTTTGCGGTTGCGCGGTTTTCCGCCCTTGGCCTTGCTGTGGTGGCGGCAATCGGGCGATGCCCACAGAATGCCGACCGGTTGACCTTTGGTGGCCAGGATAGGGTCGACCTCGAACACGTCCGCCACGTAGTGCTCGGTCTGTGGGTGGTTCGCGCGGTGCACCGCCAGGGCGATTGGGTTGTGATTAACAGCCACATCAGGCTCGCGGTAAGCCTCGGCAATGCCGCTGCTGGCGCCGCCGCCACCGGCGAAGAGATCGACGACCAGCTCCTTTTCGAAGGGCAGGGCGAGGGAGGTCATACAGGTCATGTTGTGGTCCTTGCGTGCAGGCGCCGCCCTAGCCGGGGAGGCGTAACCAAAAAAGAGGGTGGAGAACTAGCCAAGCGATCACCGAGTGGTGTTTTATGTGCTGGCAATCTGATGCCTAGGAGAAAAGCAGATGACGGATACCATTGATCACAATTCCGGCCGTCCAATGGACGCCGATGTTGTAGCAGCAGGAGCCGGTGCTATTGGGGTCGCCACGTTGGTGAATCTGGCGATTCAGAACAAAGAGGCAATTGCAGCTGCCGGCACTACGGTGGTTGGGGTCGCTGTTGCCAATCCAAAAATAACCGTGTCTGTTGCCGCGGCCGCGGCCGTGGGTTATGGCATTTACCGTCTCACCCAGTCCGGTACCAAGATCGAGTTCGGGAAGTTTAAGTACGAGCGGAAGTAGTCTTGGATATCGGTCGAAGCTTGCGCTGGCGGGCATCGCGGGTCAGGCGTCAGCGCGAACCTTGAAGCTCAGCATGGCTGTAGCGTCGTCGTTGAAGCACTCGGCTAGGTCCTGATACACCCGGTACTTGGCCTGGCTGCGGGTGGCCGCCCACACCCGCTGCACGTAATGGCGGGCATCGCCGAGCATGTACTTGACGTCATCCCAGTCGTACAAGCAGTTGGTGAGCACTTCCCACTCCTTGAGCGGCAGCTTCTCGGCCATTTCGCCGTACTGCATTTCCCAGGTGGGGTGGTAGTTGCGGATGCGCTTCTTCGGGTCGCTGTCGAGGATGACGCCGATGTAGTGGCCACGGTCGGCCATGATGACGCCTGGCTCACCGTTGGCGATCACGCGGCGTCCGATCTCGGCCGGCACGTCGTAATGGCGGCGAACGTAGTCGCAGTTGTAGTTGCTCATGGCTTTCTCCATGCATGCGCCGCCCTCCGTGACCGGATGCGGCAGAAGTGTCGGTTTATCGTTTTGGGTAGGTCTGGGTTAGCGCGCCATTGACCACATGCCCGCGCCGCAGTACCAGGTTGGCCAGCGCAGCGCGGTCTTTCTGGCTGTGACTGGCCTGGCTGAGCAGGCCGAAGTAGCTGTTGGCCGTTTCGCGCAGGTTCTCTGCTGGCGCTGCAGCCGTTCGCTTCAAGGCCTGGGCCACCGACTTCTTCCTGGTGGTGCGCCGCCAGGGCTTAATTACATGCCCGACGAAGTCCACGCCGCGGTCAATCGGCTGCAGGATGGTCTTCGACGGGTTGAGCATGACGCCCAGGCTGGGCAGGAAGTCCTCGATCTGGTGCAGCCAGTCATTCAGCTGCTGCGGCGACTCATGAAGTAACACGAAGTCGTCGACGTAGCGGATGTAGTGTTTGGCCTTGAGCGTGTGCTTGCAGAACTTGTCCAGGGCGTCGAGGTAGACGTTGGCGAAGAACTGCGACGATAGGTTTCCGATGGGCAGGCCCAGGTAAGACGGCTGCGCGGTGAGGCGCTTGTGCTGCGGTACCCGGTTGAACAGGTGCGCCGGGCTGTGCTCGACGTAGTTCTCACGCGGGTCGTGCATCAGCACCTGCAGGGCCAGCTGCCTGAACCACGGATCGTCGATCCGGTCGGTCAACTGCAGGCCCAGCACGCGCTTGTCGATCGACACGAAGAAGTTAGCCAGGTCGCATTTGAGGTAGAAGCCAGGCCGGGACCAGTTGCTGGTCTGGCTGCGGATCTTCGACTCCATCCTTTTACCGGCGTACAGCGTGCCGCGCCCGGGGATACAGGCGCAGCTGTCCGCTATGAAGCTGCGCTCTATGGCGGGGCCGATACGGTTGTAGAGCAGGTGGTGCACGATGCGGTCGCGGAAGTCGGCGGCCCACACCTCGCGGGCCTTTGGGCGGGTGACCACAAAGCAGATTGAGCGGCCAGGGCGGTAGGTGCCGGCTTGGAGCTCGTCGAATAGGTCGAGGAGATTGGCCTCCATGTCCACTTCGAAGCGTCGAGCACTCGCGGTGTTCCGCTTGTGCCGTCGGCAGTCGTAGTAGGCCTGGGTCAATTCCTCGAAGGTGAAGCTCGCAACGGGCGAATCTGCGGACGGGGCGGACGAAACACTCGTTGTTCTTGTGGTTGTTGTTGAGCCAGCCATCCTCAAAGTCCATGTTGTAGGCGTTGTTGGCGGAGAACTGCGACCTATCGTGCTATCTACGTCGCCAGGACGATTGCTCAGCCCGGAAACTGCGCCGGACCTACCAGTATTCGCTGGCGGTATCCGCGCTGCGCATGGCGGTGATCACAGATCAGCGGCACGACCAGATTCAGCGCACAGGCAGGAGGGCCGTAACCCTCAAGCAGCGGGCGCGGTTGCGGATTTCTTCCAGGCGTTTGCCTGGCGGCCCACGGAGGCCGTGAGCTTCATCACTTTCGCGTGTTGGCCACGGCTGATAGCGCCGCTGTCGGAAAGCGCCCTGAACAGGTAGTTGAGCGCCCAGGTGTTTTCGATCACCTGGGTCAGGTGCTGGCGCTTGTCGCGCGCCATGTTCGCTCGACCAATCAGCAACAGAACCTCGAGGCATACGTCTCGGATCTTGTTGCCCGCAACCTGCTTCAGATCGCGCGGGATGTGTCGAACCAGGGCAAGGGAAAGCTGGAACAGCTCCTCGGCCACCTTGTGGATCTCAAGCTCTGTGTGCAGGGCCATCCTAGCCTCCTAAAAGCGAGGGCGCCGAGGCGCCCAGGAATGAAGAATTGGATTACTGAAGGAATCTGCGGACTGGGCGGACCAGGCGCTCGTAGTCCTTGACGTTGAAGTTGAGCCAGCCAACCTCAAAGTCCATGAAGTAGGCGCTGTAGGCGGAGAACTGCGAACTGGACACGTACCAGGCCTTCTCGAACGCCTGAGGCAGGTACAGGTAGCCGTGATGCAGCTCACCAGAGGCAGGCAGGTAGAAGTCGTTGTACCCGTCTGCCGTGTAGCCAGCCGCCGCGATGGCTGCCGGGTGCTTGCCTTCACGGGCGATCAGGAGGGCGGTGTTGGCGCGACCGTCGACCTGGTTGGTGTCTTCGATCTCGGTGCCGTAATCGCCAAAGGCGTGCTTGCCCACGTCAGCTGCGGCGAAGATGACGTGACACATGCCCTCCGGGTAAAGGCGCAGCCCGCCGTAGATCCCGCCTTGGCCGGGCCAGTATTCGCCAATGGCTGGCGGCGCTGGCTTGAGGCCTTCTGGCGCGACAGGCGTTTCGTGACCGCGCTCCCTGAGCAGGGCGCCGACCAGGGCAGATGCCAGCGGACTCAAGGCAGGGGCCGAGATGTTGAAGTTGAGCGTACCGATCAATGGCGCATGTTCCATGAGGTCGTTCCTGATGAGAGTAGGGGGCAGGCGGCCGGCGCTTCCCGACGTGCTTCTGGTCTGATCGTCAAACCGACGAACCCGGAATCGCCTGCAGAGAAAGGAATGAAGGGGTGAATTACTGAATTGGAAGGCTGCGGACTGGGCGGACCAGGCGCTCGTAGTCCTTGTCGAAGTAGTTGAGCCAGCCACCCTCAAAGACCATGGTGTAGGCGCTGTAGGCGGAGAACTGCGTACTCAGCCAGTGGTAGCGATCTTCGCGCAGGGTGACCAGGCCTTCAGCCTTTGCCGCCATCACCAGTTGGCCCTCCAGGCAGGACGGGATGTGCGCACCCAGCTCCAGGGCCTTGATGGCGATCTCGCTACCGGTCTCGGCCATGGCGCGGGCATTCGCCTCGCCGTCGCTGTAGCTGTCGGTGCCGGGGGTCTCGACACCGTACTCGCCCCAGGCGCCTTCGAATTCATCAGGCAGCAGCACCAGCGCTCGCTCTTGGCCGTTCAGCCAGTAGCGGGCAACAAAGATGCCGCCAGCCAGTGGTTGGCCGCGCTCCGGCAGGTCGGCGGCGGCGATGGATTGCAGTACAGATTGGGTCATGACTTTCTCCAGGGTGTAGGCCGCCCTCCATGGCTGGTGGCGGTGTAGTGGCAATTTGGTTTGGGATGGGGTATTACGGGTGACCGGCATGGAGCCGGGTTAAGGAGTATTCGATGACGGCTACAGCAGAAATGCTTTACAACCTACAGCGTTTCCAGATCCTATCGCTGTACAAACAAACGCCTGAGCTCTTCGAAGCCTCGCCGGCATATGCTTTCGCTTGGGACAGAGGCGTCTTCCCAATCATTCACGAGCAAGTGACTTGGCATGAGCCGTACGCGGCCGTTTTCCAAATAGACAGAGATAAGGTTGACCAGCTTTCGGAGTTCCTCGATGACCTGTGGTCAGAGGGCAAGACCATTTCGTTCTACGAACTCGAGGATCACTATGAACTGCGAGGTCCGAATCCAGGCTGGGACCGTGCAGACCTTATTGGGGCGTGCCGCTACCTAAGGCTCTGCGAGCTCTTCGACGACTCGTTCTGGAGTGCTGTTGTCGAGAATATGAAGTGCCCGGGAGAGGCTAAAAGCATTATTCGACCCTTTAATGCATCCGAGTTACACCTGGTCTGAGGTCGGGGTAATCACCTCATCCCCAGGATCCTACTGAATCATCAGCATGCTCTTCCGGTTGTAACCCAGCGCCACAGGTGACAGTTGCAAGCTGTGGCGCTGAATTTAGTCACTTAGCGTCGAATGTGCCCAAGGACAATTTCGCGGCGATACCAACCTTATCTTCGAGAACAGCCTTGAACTCCTGAGCGATGGCCTCTCGCTGGGCTTCCTCGCCGATCCAGCGCAGTTTCAGCACCGGCTGCGCGCCGCCAGTGATAACCGACACGCGCAGGCGGATCACTTGCTCGCCCAGGCCCTCGAACGGAGTTACCTTGAAGTCCAGCCAGGCCGGCAGGGTTTCTTTGCTGCTCGCCTCGATCTGGTCCATGGTGCTGCGGCTGGCGCGAGTCTCGCCGACGGCGTGATCGCTCTCAGAAGAGGCTTTGACGGTGATGGTGCGCACCGCGGCGATGGCTTTGGCAATCGACATTGCGACGCCATTTTCGTCGGTTGCCGCCAGGTGCTGGTTCCAGTCTTCGATCCAGTCGCTCATGGACTTCTGCACCAAGCTCTGGCCACACACTGCCTGAACGGCAGCGAACGCGGCAGACGGCTTTAGCCGCAGCACGGCGCGATCATCGGCATGGCCCGGGTCTTCGGCGGTGCCGATGTTGAACAGCACGATGCAGCTCATGTTGTCCTGATCGATGAAGCCGCGGGCGCCCGGCACCGCACGCTCGACGACGTAGGCGCTGTAGTCGGCCAGGGAGTGGGTGGCATAGGTACCACGGAAGCGGTTGCGGCCGGCCTGGTAACGCTCCAAGTCAACCACGTTGAAGTTCTGCGGGACCACGGCAACCGGGCCCAATGCCGGTAGTTCGCGGCCAACGGCGACGACGGCATTCTCTTGGATCAGTTCGAGAGCTTCTTTGCTGAGGGACATGCGCTTTTCCTTGTAGGTGCTGTGAGTTACGAGCGTGGGTGAACAGGAGCTTCTTCACGGTTGAAGAGCTGGTCGTGCTTCTCGGGGAAAAGGGAGAGCTTGCCGCCGGAGCCGACATGCATCGGCGTGTCCAGGCTGGTGTTTTCGCTGCGAGTACCGCGCTTGGTGGGCACTTTGTAATCGAGCTTGTGCTTGATCTTCACCTGACTGGATTCGCCGATCTGGCTGAAGTCCAGGGTGATGGTCAGCTTTCCAGCCTTGCCGTGGTCAACAACGCCAGCGGCAACTTCAGAGAGGGCGTGGCCGATCTGGCTGGCGAAGGCGCCGCCGTTCAGCTCTTCAAGGAACTCGGCGGTATTGGTGGGGGTGGGCATTGCTTCGACTCCTTGTGAAGGATGCCGCTGGGCGGCAGAGTGATGTGTTGCTGTCGGCGCCCGTGCCGGACGCGCGCGGTGATGCGTTTCATGCTGCTTTCTGTTGATTCCAGGCGCCGACGGCAGCAAAGATCTTGGCGGCCTCTGCTTCGTCGAGCGTTGTGTCGGTGGGGATGGCGATCCAACCGGCCGCCACCAGGTGATTAGGGTTGGCTGTCGCCCGCAGGTCGGTGTAGGTAGCCTCGATCACGTCTGTCAGATGCTCAGCCCGGTAGTTGCCCTGTGGCGCTACCTCGATCGACTTGTGGTACCGCTCGCCAAACTCAGTTCGGCACAGCACGCTGAGGTAGATGGTCCAGCGGTGAGGGATATCGCAGACAGCGTCTACGATTTGCCGCACCCGGATCTGCTTGAGGTTTTTCCAGTTGATCAGAACCTGCTGGCCGCTTGGATCTATGTTCACCACGGCAGCATGGTTGGCCGAGACAAGGGCGCGGCAGGTCCGGTCCAGCCTTGCCCGCATGTTGTGCGGCTTGCGCTTGCTCATTGCCGCACGCCTTTGCTAGCGGCGCCCGCTTCCATCGCATTGACGAATACCAGGGCCGTTTCGTACTGATAAGCAATGCCCATGATGGCGCCGGTGCTGATCTCGATTACCTCCCAGATCTTGCCGCGACCCTTCGCTTGGAATCGCGGGGCCGATGACTTGATTCGGGCGCGAGCCTCGTCACGAGCAATGCTGGTACTAGCCAGAAGCGCCTTGAGTTTGGGAACGCTTTGAGCGAAGGCGATGCTTGTTGCTGTTTGCATAGGTTTATCCTCGGTCAGGCGTGGAGCTCGAAGGCTTCGGCTCTACGAACAATTCGGACTTGTGCTGTGCGGCGTTCCGGAGCACGACGGTCGCGGCGCATGGGGTCGCTGTCATTGATGGCTGAGTGCATGGCGATGAGGCCGGCCAGCACGATGCAGAGCGGGCTGATGATCTGCTGGCGCATGGCCTTCGTGACCGCCTCGATGCGGCGCCCAGCCTCCAGCTTGAACAGCGCAGCCTCGATACGGTTGGCCACGGTGCCGGGGGTGACCGCCATCTGCCGCGCGATCTCCTTTGTGGTTAGGCCCTGGGCAACCCAGAGCAATGCTTCCAGCTCACGAGGCGCCAGCGCTTTGCCGAGCTGGCCAATCCATGAGCCGCAGGTGATCGTGTCCATGATTGTCCTCAGCAACCGCATTGGTCAGGCGTCAGGGCGGGTGACCAACCCCCGCGCAGCCGAGGAGCGCGGGCCTGGCGCCTGCCTAATGCGGTCGTATGTGAAGGGAAGGGGATGCGGGATGCATCGGGAGCGACACTCCGGGGCAAACCGGGTGTCGGGACGCCTCACCAGAGGGCGAGACGCTACCCACGCTCACAATTCGCGGCGATCAACTCGCGTTCAGTGTCGCTCCCGATGCAGCCTGCGATGGGGAGCAGGGCATCGGGCAGTTAACGACATGCTGTCGTGGCGCTGGTTGTTCAGTAGCCGAAGTTTTCTTCAGCTCTTCGCATCTGGCTGGCCTCACGCTCGCAGGCTTCGGCCTCCAGTTCGTCCAGGTAATCCTGAAACTCGGAATCTTCTTCGTCCGGCTCGACCGGAATCTGGTCTTTCATGATCTGCACCTCTCGGCCATTTGGGCCGAAACGAACAAAGCGACCGAACCTGCCCATGTGAAACCTCTCCGGTAGAGCGATGTTGCCCCTTTCGGGCCAGAGCACCGGTTGCCTTCGGCTTCGGGTTCACCACTGCCGTGGCTACTCCTCCCTAAATCCACACGCTGACGACGTATCGCTTTGAACGTTTCGACTTCCCGTCTGGCCCTGTCGCCAAGGCCAGCCAGTGAAATCTAGGCGGGGCAGTTTTCTACGGCTGCTTTCACGATCGCGTCCAGAGCTCTGCCGACTGCCCTCCCACACTCGTATTGGCGATCCAAGGCCTTTGCTAGCTCTACCTCGAGGCGGCCAACTTCGCCTGTGGCGGCGATCTGTTCTTGCTTTGCCGTTTTGAGTGCTTCAAACAGTTCGTCCTGGTTGCTCATGGTCATTTCCGGTCATCTCCAGTGGATTCCCCCTGATGCGCCCCGCTTGAGGCGCACCGGGGAATCGTCTGGCGTCACCGCCTCAGATGGCAGCTCTGCGCTCATTGCGTTGGCCTTGGGCTTCCCTCGCTCCGCCTTCAATCCGAATGCGGCGGTGGTCGTCGGGGATCATGTTGCTCCGCGCTTGAGTGCAGCCCTTTGGCCGACTGAGTAGGGCACGTATGCGCGGATTGCCGACCCGTTTTGTCGGCTGGGCTTAATGCTTCATTGGCAGGTTCCTCCTATGGTTTTTGATCCGCTCCATGCTCGGCGCCGGGTTTCCCCACCACTGCCTGCTGCAGCTACTGGCTACGCATCAGGTGGCTCGCATGGTTTGGCGTCCTCCCATGAGGGGAGTCCGGCAGCTACCCAGAGGCTGCATGGTCGACGACTTAGCTTGTCCCGACCCAGGTAATGGCCTGGGTGCGTCGAGGTGGTCACGTCTGATTGTGTAAAGAGCGGGGCTGCCGTAGCTGCCGTGCCGGTGTCGATTCGGCGACGAAACCAAAGTTAACCGGCGGTAAATTTAACGTCAATACCGCCGGTTAATTATTTTTTCGGATGAGCACGCTAAGATCGTCGTAGGCTGTACGCATATACAGTATTGGAGGTAGGAAATGGGAGCGGCACAAGGATTCGCTATGTCAGCGTCTCACGAGGAACTGACAGGCTTGGAGAAACTGGGGTTGAGGGTCTCTGCGATGATCAATTCCCCGCTTGCCCAGTTCGGCAGGAAGGTTCTGATCCATCAGCTGGACACGGACAGCGATCAGGATTGGGCGACGATCATGGAGCTGCTGTCAGAGACTGATGGCCTGGACATGACGTTCTGTGACGACGGATCGGTGATCCTGCAATGGGATGCGCCGACGGATGACGATCGGGTGATCGATAGGGGAGAGGATGTAGCTCTGGTCGATCCAGAGGAGGAGGCGCCTTTCTGACGGTCATGAAATAGCCCGCCGAGGCGGGCTTGCATACCAATAGGATCGTCAAATCCTACCCAGTCGGTTTTTTTGCGCTTATGTCGAGGCTATTTGATCTAAAGTCTTGATGGGCGGTAGACATCATGAGAAGGGTCTTAGAGCGCTGAGCCTCAAGTGCGGCCTTATCCTCGCTCGATAGGCCCTTTGCTTTCAATGCTTTGTTTTGAAACTTTAAATCATTCTCATAAGCGGTCAGGTAATCAGTTAGCTCCGGGGGCTGCTCTACCTTTCGCTGTAGCCTTGAGATACCGGCTGCAATGAAAGGGCTGATAATGCCGGCCACAACGGGGATGATTGTCTTGACTTCTGCGGACCAGTCAGTAGGCGCTAAAGCGCTAAGTGAAACAAGCAGGCCAGTTATGGTAGCGGTGAGGCCAGTCCTACTGTTATCGGTCGAGGATTGGGCTTCACTCATCGCTGGGCCTCCTTGATTGCTCCAAGATCTATTTCCTTTATGGATCCATCCCGCCTGCGTTCGATTTTGTAACGAGCTACGATTGTTCCGTTATTCTTGTATGTTACATATATGTCTTCCATCGAAAAATATCGATGGTATATATACCTGGCTGAGAGTCTACCTATCTTGAAAGCGACCGGCGACAGTAGCGCCATAAATATGTACACTAGTGCCAGAGCGACGTCGTGTTGGCTCCATGCGGACATTTGGTGGCTCCGAGTATATAGCTTAAATTATTCCTGGACCTTAACTATAACACGGTCAATGGTGGCGCGAGTAGGTCTTGAAGTTGTGGTTGTTTCAATTTCTAAGTTATAATTGTCATCCTTCTGGAAGGTTTTTTGATTGCGGATGACTTTTTGCAGGAAATTTGCGTCTTTCATGGCGACGGCAAACTCTGAGCCGTCATGTTTGCGAATCCTCCACCCTTTTGGCGACTCGAAGTTTACTTGGGCGAAAGATGCGCGAACGACCTCCTTTTCAACTGTGATCTCTTCAAGCGTGCCTTTGGGGAGTCTAACGAAATCGTCTACAGCATCGTCTTTAATAGATATCACGGGCTTGTCTTGGCTGCCAATCACTTTGAATTGGGCGTCTTTCTTGCCGCTTAAAGGGGCCTGAATTATTTTATGTAGCGAATCTCGTATTCTGCTGTTTGCGATAAGTTTTGCAAGGTTCTTATCGGCCTTAATGACGCCATCAGTTGTTTTAACTTCGGCGGTCTGGCTGTCGCCTTCGATGGTGACGGAAGTGATCTTTTTGCCTTTGATTTGTTGCACCAGTTCCACTAGTGATCCTCCAACGAAGGAGGCAGCTGGTGCCGCGAAGCCCAATATTCCGAGAACCTTCAGAGCTGTCGCTGGGTTTGCGAGGAGGGCAAACACTACTTCAACGGATCCTTCCTGCGCCGGGGTTGTAACCTTTAGTGTTACATCAGCCGACCCGTTACTGACTATGCTTGCCGTTTCTTCTATAAGGTTGTGCATTCCTAGAATGGCTTCACCAAGATCTTTTGCACTTATCTCGTGATCCGAAAGCGAGCTTTCCTTGGCGTCATATGAGATGGTGAATTTCTGTTCCGAAAGCTCACTGTCCTTTGCTTGTCTCGCAACCTTGGCAACTGCCATTTGCTACACTCCCCATTACTCATTATCTGCTGATGGATCTGAAATTTTAAGTTTGGCAAAATTTATTGGTGTTATATATTTTTTTAGCGCTACGTCACACTTTTCTTGCATTCCAAACAAGCAAAACCTTTGCGTGAATCGTTACATCGTCAATGCGAGCGGACAGCTTTTCGTAGTTTCGATTGTCCGAAATGAGCCAGACATGATCTTCATCGCGCCGCTGAAGCCGCTTGATCAACAAATCACCATGCCAAGTGAGCACATATACACCTTCGCCCTGATAGTCGTTCACGCCACGATCCACGATCACCGGGTCTTTGTCGTTGATCGTCCCCTCCATGCTCTGGCCCCAGCCGGTAATCATCGCCAGAGCCTGGGCTGCGGTGTAGGTCACGCCTTTCTCGCGCAGCACCTCTTCGCGGATGACCACATTCCTGATGACTTCGCTGTACTCGGCCGGCACCTGGCCGTGGCCCATAGCTGCTCGGATGTCGTACTGAGGTATGGAAATATCGCCATGGCCTGGCGTGATCATTATCGGGACATGGACAGGCTGAGCCGCTAAAGCTGGCGCTTCCGCAAGGCTATCAGCGACTGCCTTGGCGATTTTGTCCTGGGCGGTGGCGTCCAATGACTTGCCCCCATGCTTGCGCAGCATTTCCAAGACCTTTTCCGCTGCACTACTGCTGGAGTTGCCTCCGCCCTTTACCTGTGCGCGTTGCATTTGTGCGAGCTCAGCGGCCAGTCGTGGGCTGAACCGGTCCACTGGCTCTTGCAGCAGCCTGGACAGCACCACTGCGAATTTCGCATTTAGGGGGTTGGTGCCGTTCAGGTACATGGCAACGCCGGCCGGCGAGATATCCGCAGCCTCGGCGACCTTTGCCTGCGTCAGGCCAAGCGCATTTTTCTTCTGAGTGAACAGGCTTTTGGCTGCGTCGCACTCGGCCTTCAGTTCGGGGGAGAGATCTTTCTTTTTCGTCATGCGCGGAATTTAACCGGAGGTTAATTTATCTGCCTCAACCGCCGGTATTGAAGAAATACTAACCGGCGGTTAACATCATGCGCATTCACCATTGAGGCAATGCCATGAACCGAACACTGCTGCCTGAGCTTGTTGAGCGAATCGGCCAGGCCGCCGTCGCCAAGGGGCTTGATGTGAGCGCCCCTGCCATCGCCAAGGCGATAAAGGCTGGCCGGGTGATTTTCGTGATCGAGAACGAAGACGGAACGATGAGCGGGGAGGAGCTACGTCCGTTTCCGAGCCGTCAGGCTTCCTGCGGGCTGAGGCCTGACGAGAAGGATTATGCATGACCTGGCATTTCGCCAGTAGATGACCAAAACACCTGCTGATCCATCCAGTACCTGAATCGCAGGCACAAAAAAACCGGGTGGCAGCCCGGCTTCTTCAACAGCGATAAATCGAGGTCGATTATGCACTCCGCAATCGATGCGAGCAACACCACGCCTGCCGCGCCAGTAATTGTCGATTCGCAAAAGCTAGCGCGTCAGGTCATGTCCACCCGCGAGATCGCGCAGCTGACTGGTAAGAGCCACGATAACGTGCTGCGTGATGCGCGCCGCCTCGTCGTAGAGGGTGTCCTCAAATCTGAGGAGACCCCTTATACCCATCCGCAGAACGGGCAATCCTACCCTGAGTTCCTGCTGGGCCAGCGCGACACATTGGTCTTGGTTTCAGGCTACAGCGCCCAACTGCGCGCCAAGATCATTGACCGTTGGCAGGAGCTGGAGGGGCGGGTGGTGGCCCAGGTGCAAATCCCCCAAACCTTCGCCGAGGCGTTGCGCCTGGCTGCCGACCAGGCAGAGCGGAACCTTCAGCTTCAGCAGGTCATCGAGAAGCAAGCCCCGAAGGTAGCTGCCATCCATCGCCTGGCAGCGGCCTGCGGGGCTATCTGCATCACCGATGCTGCCAAGCAACTGCAAGTCGCCCCGTCCAAGCTCTTTGGCTGGCTGGAAGAGAACCGCTGGATTTACCGCCGTCATGGCTCCAAGCGCTGGATCGCTTACCAGCCCCGCATCACTTCTGGCCTTCTCAAACACAAGGTCACTTCCTTGCGGCCGGATCCAGAGACTGGAGGTGATCGAGCAGCGTTTGATGTGCTTGTGACCACCAAGGGCCTGGCGCGCCTGGCGGAGCTGGGCGCCGGAGGCTCGGTGCCCGCTGCCGACCAATCCCTCGGCCGCTCATCGGAGCGCATCTGATATGCAATTCACTGTGACCATCAACCAGGTCAAGGCCTTGGAATGGGGGCTTAACTCCCAGCAGGCGCTGCTCTTTGCGTTTGTGTACGGCTGCCCGAGCTGGGCAAAGGCGACCAAGACGGACGACGGAATCTACTTTGTCCTGAGCAAGGCCAAGATCGTCGAAGAGCTGCCACTGCTCACCGACAAACCCGACACGGCTTACCGCATGCTGAAGGTGCTCGAACAGGCCGGGCTGATCGAGTTGTCCAGCACCTCAAGCGTTACGCTGCTGCGCCTAACGGAGAAGGCCGCTGAGTGGAACAAAAAGGAAGATGGGTCGGAAAAATATCCGACCATGAAGGCCGGCGCCCGAGGTCGGAAAAAAATCCGATCTACCTCGGAAAAAAATCCGAGCAAGGTCGGAAATAAATCCGAGCCAGGGTCGGAAAAATTTCCGACAAATCAAGATACCAGTAATCAAGATACCAATCAGGATACCAGTCACAGTTCGCAGGACGCCCCGGCTGCGCCGTCGCAACCTGCCTTGCTGGCGCTCGTCCCTGTCAGTGGGCCGCGGTGCGAAATCCCCGAGGACATGCCTGGACCCAAAGACCAGAGCTGTAAGACGTTCAAGGCCTGGGCCAACTACGCCATGGCCTACCGCAAACGCTATCGGGCCTGGCCGGTTTGGAACGCGAAAGTGGCCGGCCAGGTTGCGCAACTGATCGACCGCCTGGGTGCCGACGTGGCTCACCACGTGGCCGCGTACTTCCTGACGATCAACGACGCCAAGCTCATCAACGGCTGCCATAACCTGGGTGATCTGCTGGCCAAGGCCGAGCCATACCACACGCAGTGGGTGACCAACCGGCAGATGAACGCTACCACGGCGCGCCAACAGGAGCAGACCCAGGCCAACATCAACGCTGCCCAGGATGCCGCAGATGCCATCCGTAACCAGGGGGGAGCGCGCAATGCTTTCCTGTGACCAGATTGCCGAGCTGGCTGGCGCGATTTGCGCGACAGCGGAGGCCATGGGCCAGACCATCAGCGCCAGTGGCGCACGCGTCATTGCCGAGGACCTGGCTGGATATGAGGTCTCGGTGATCGTGGGTGCTCTGCGCGCCTGTCGCCGGGAGCCAGCAGGGCGGCTATCGCTGGGCATGGTCCTGAAGCACATCCACGCTGCTGACGGTCGGCCCGGCAAGGATGAGGCATGGTCCATAGCTTTGGCCGCCAGCGACGAACACGAGACAGTGGTGCTGACCACCGAGATCAGGCAGGCGATGGTTGCCTCGGGGCCGATCCTCGACGCAGGGGATAAGGTGGGGGCCCGCATGGCGTTCATGAGCGCCTACGAGCGCTTGGTCAGCTTTGCTCGCGCTGAAGATCGCCCCGCTAGCTGGGAGGTGTCGCTGGGGTTCGACGCTGGACGTCGCGTAACTGCCATCGAAACCGCCGTGCGTGCCCAGTTGATTACCCACGAGGTGGGCGCGAAGTACCTGACCGACCTGCGCCTAGCCCCTGTCACGGCAGATGGTCAGGCTATCGCTGGCCTTCTAACTGGCCAAGTACAGGCCCGGCCCAGCGCGGCAGTCCGCGACAAGCTCGCTGAGGTGCGCTCGATCCTCACCGCCGCCAAGGCGAAGAAGGATGAGGCCCGCGCCAAGGAGGCGCAGCGCCGGCGTGTAGCCACTTACCTGCGTAAACGCCAAGCCCGTGCGGCATTGGCCGCGTCGAGCAGGCAGCAATGAAACGAATCTGGACCGTCCTCGTGCCCGGCTTCCAGCCGTTCTCGATGGTGTTGATGGACGGACCGCAGGACATGGCCGGCGCGCTGCGCGAGGCCCGATTGATCTGGCCCCTGTGCGAGGTTCAAGCATGAGACAAACCAAACTGACCAAGGCCGCCCGCGGCCGGGAGTGCCAGGTGCGTATCCCGGGCGTGTGCAACGGCAACCCGGAAACCACCGTTCTGGCGCATTACCGCATGGCTGGCACCTGCGGCGTGGGCATCAAGCCGAACGACCTGCAGGGCGCCTGGGCCTGCAGCGCCTGCCATGACGCCTGTGACGGCCGCAGCCGGATTGTCGATCGTGACACCGCTCGCCAGTACCACGCCGAGGGGGTCATGCGTACTCAGGCGCTGCTGATCAACGAGGGGGTTCTGATCGCATGAAGCCGCCACTCCTTCGTCCGCGCAAGCCCAAGAAGACCAGCGCCAAGCGTGTAGATCGCGAAGGGCCGGAGCAGGCCGCGCTTATGCGAGAGATTAAGCTGCGCTACCCCGAGGCTTTCGAGCTGATGTACCACGTTCCGAATGGCGGCCACCGACTGAAAGAGGTTGCGGCAAAACTCAAGGCCCAGGGTGTGAAGGCCGGCATCCCCGACCTGGTGCTGACCATGGCTCGCGGCGGCTACTTCGGTCTGTACATCGAATTCAAGGCGACCGTTGACCCGGCGCCTGTCTCGTCCAGCCAGCAAGCGTGCATTCGCCGGCTGAACGACCAAGGCTACCTGGCCGTTGTGTGTCAGGGGCATTTCGACGCCATGGAGTGCCTGAGGGCGTACCTGGCCCTGCCTAAAACGGAGGTTGCCGCGTGAGCAAAACCGTACTGACCACTTTTTCCGATGCCGAAATCAAGCGACAGGCCTCATCTGGCACTGCCCGCGATCTGCGGGATGCGCGCTTTCCGGGCGTGTACCTGCGGTTCGGCCAGCGCCGCGAGCGCGGCACCTGGTATCTCGTGTCCGGCTCCAAGTGGAACAAGATCGCCGGCTATCCCGAGTTGCCCGTGAAGAACCTGATCAGCGCCTTGCCCGGAATTCGCGAGCGCCTGGCTGTCGATCCTGAAGCATCCGCTGCCGCTGGGACCCTTCACACTGTGGGCCAGCTGCTCGATTGGTTCGCTGACCGTCACTCTCGCGACCGCAGCCTGTCGGCCAAGCGCAAGGCCACCACCGCCTCGGCCATCAGCTGCCACTTGAAGCCACGCCTGGAAGACTTGGCGGTGACTGAGGTGTCGCGCTCGACGCTGGACACGCTGCTCATGTGGCCGGCCCAAGCAGAAGTCTCGCTGTCCTACGTGCGCCTGATGTGGGGCGTGCTGGTCGTCGCGTTCCGGCAGGCGACCAAACTGCGGAAGATCACCAGCAACCCTATCGCAGGCTTCAAATTCACCGATTTCACCACCGCCCGGGTTGTGCCAAAGGCTGCTCGACTTCGCGCGGTGCAACTGGAGGAAGTGCTCGAGCAACTGCGCACTGGCTTCGACGAGTCCCCCGTGGACTGCACCCTGGCGCTGTTGATGCTGTGCCACGGCACGCGGGTCGGCGAAACCCGCCAGGCGCGCTGGGCCCACCTGACCCAAGGCGCCCAGGCCGAGTGGTTCTTCCCGGCCGAGAACACCAAGACCCGTTGCGAGCACCGGTTGCCCCTCACTCGTCAGGCCCTGGCGCTGCTGGAGCGGTACCGAGCCTGGCAGCAGGGCAGGGGATACCAAGGCGCTTTCATCTTCCCGGCCAAGAACGGGCGACCCATGACCGAGAGCCAGGCCTGCGCTGTATTCACCCGGTTGGGGCGGGGCGAGTGGACCAGCCATGACCTGCGCAAGGTGGCCCGCACTGGCTGGACGGACCTCGGTGTGGATTACCTGATCGGCGAGATGCTGGTGAACCACACCCTGACCCGTAACGTGCAGACCTACATCCATACCTCGGCCGAGCAACTGAAGCGAGAAGCCCTGGAAAAGTGGCATGCCTGGCTTGATAGCAAGGGCTTTGCCGCTATTCACGGCTCGACAGAGGCAGGAATCGCAATTTCGCATATTGCTCCCGAGGCCAATGGCGACGCGGCCTGCGGGGCAAATTCGGAATCCGTAAAAAGCGAGGATTCGAAATGATGAACAACGACCAATTGATCGACAAAGCCCAGGCCATCTGCAGCTGCCTTTCCTACGACGACAGCACTCCGAATGGCAGCCCCAAGTCGGTTATCGCCGAGCTCTGCCATCGTCTCGGGGAGCGCACGGTGCGCATCAAGAAGGAATTGGGCGGCTACACCATGACCACCCTTTATGGTCGCCAGCGTGCGCTTACCTGGAAGGAGGAGGTGATGTGGCGCCTGTTTAGTTGGCCACCACGGGGCTTCGAGGTACTGGGTGAGGTGGCTGAGTGAGGAAGAGCCACGGCCCGGCCTTCAAAAAGGCTGTGATCGAGCTGGCTCAGTGCCCTTTGTGCCGTGGGAGAGCGGTCACTCAGGGCGTATTTCACGAACTGCCATGCGACCACTGCAACGCCTCGGGCTGGGTAGTGGCTGCAACAGGCGAGGCCCTGGCTCTGGATGAACTGGTGACCCAGCTCAGCATGAGGCTTCAGGCCGCGACACGGCAGATCGAGCAGTTGAAGAACCCTCAGGCATCCGGGCCTGAGGCGACATATCAGGGAAGCAACCGGCGCGGCGTCGGCGGCACCAACTACACCGGGGATTGAGGGGGAAGGACATGAAAAAACGAACCTACGTAGACAAGGCCCTTGGTGACACCGCATACATGCTGGAGCAATGGGGCTGGTGGCGCATGGATGGCATGGGCGTGCCTCAGTATGTCTGCCCGCTGTATGCGCTTATGAAGGAACACGCCCCAGCGGAAGGCGGGCTCAAGCAGTACGTGATCACGGACGACTTGGCACTTGCGGTGGACGGAGCCGTAGCCAGGCTGAACAAGCGCAACCCGCAGATGGGCGGCTTCGTCTGGCTGTACTTCGGAGCTAAGTGGCCGGCGCTGCGGATCGCCCGCGAGCATAAGATGAGCGAAGCCAAGGCGCGCGAGTTGATCAACACTGGAGTGGCCTGGATTGATTGCGCCCTGGAGCAATTGCGCGAGGCTGCATAAAAAGCTTTCCGCGCGGATAAACACCTGTTTTCATAGCAGCGTGTCCAGCTTGCAAGCAACGCGACACAGACGGACCCCGGCCATTGTGTCGGGGTTTTTCGTTTATTGGAGTCTGCGGTAACCTCAGAGATCATCCACGAATGAACCGAGGCTGCGCATGAAACGCGATACGAAGCTGGTGAAGGATATTTTGGGGTTCATTGAGCACACGGAGACCTTAGAGGGGCCAACCCACCCTGAACTTGTGGAGGATGTATTGGCCACTCACGGCGTCTTGGGTAGCGGTGAAGCTGAAGACGCTTTGGTTGAGCAGATCACTTACCAACTGAATATTTTGGAGTCTGGTGGTCTGTTGGTAAGGACTGAAATAGAGCCAAGCGGCGATCGGCCCGATGAGACCTACTACCAGCTGACATGGGCTGGGCATGATTACCTTGATGCGAATCGATTAGAGAGTCGTACCAACCACCAAAAACTCCTCTGATCTGATAACCGTGTTTTCCAAAGCCTCGCCACAGTGCGGGGCTTTTTCATTTTGCGCTCCCTCAACGGGAGGAATTGAGATGCCAAACATGCCCGAGAAGGATCCTGGCCTGTGGGCCGTTGTGCTCGCCTGGGTGCTGGCTCACCAGCCTCAGCTGTATGCCGCTGGCCTGTCGGTCGCGATCGCTGCCCTCCGGGTTGTGTACGGCGGCGGCACCCGGCGCCAAATGATCTTGGAGGGCGCGCTCTGCGGCCTCATTACCCTAGCCCTGGTGCCGCTACTCGAATGGATGGGACTGCCACAGGGCATGGCCACCTTCGCCGGTGGTGCTGTCGGCTTCATGGGTGTGGAGAAGCTGCGCGGCTACTCCGATCTGTTCCTGTCCCGCAAGGCTCAAGGCTGATGGCCAGGCTCAAGACGCTCGGCTCTCGCATCAAGGAGAGCGCAGGCTCTCGGGTAAAGGTGGTGAGCCCTGGCAGCTGGCGAAGCGGCATGACCAGCTCCCAGCGCGGCTATGGCTACAAGTGGCAGCAAGCCCGAGAGCGGTACCTGCGTGACAACCCGCTGTGCGTCTACTGCGAGCGGAACGGCCGCACAACTGCGGCCAGGGTTGTCGACCATATCGTTGCTCACCGTGGAGACATGGTTCTCTTCTGGGATCAGACCAACTGGCAGAGCCTCTGCAAGCCTTGCCACGATTCCGTCAAGCAGGCCGAGGAGGCGGCTGGCCTGGGTGGCTGACACGTCAGCGGATCGCCGAAACTTAGTGCAACGATCCAAAAGCACGTCATGACGTGCCGCGAAAGGGGTAGGGGGGGCAAAAGCTCGGGATTCTCATCTAGCTAGACCGCCACCGACCCCACGTACACATTTTTTCCCGTTTCAGGAAAAGTTAACCATGGCTTTAACCGACAAGAAGCGGCGGTTTGTTGACGCTTTGTTGTCGGGGGCCTCAAATCGCGAAGCGGCGATCGCCGCCGGATATTCCGAGAAGACTGCGTCGCAAGCGGGTTCCAAGCTGGCCAAGGATCCCGACGTGCTTGCAGAGGTCGGCCGCCGGCTCAAGCGAAAGCAGGCAGCCAGTGCTGAGGTTAAACCTGGTCGAAAAGTTAAAGGGGATGATCTCGCCGAAGGAGAGTCGGAAGAGGTCGCGCTCACCCATACGGATGACCCGAAGGCATTCCTTACCGAGCTGATGAACGCCGATGGCGTGGACATGCGCATGCGCTTGGAGGCGGCCAAAACTTTGATGCCGTATTCGCACGGCAAGGTTGCCGACCAGGGCAAGAAAGAGCAGAAGGCCGAGGCCGCCAAGGAGGCGGGGAAAGGCAAGTACTCCCAGGGTAAGCCGCCCGCCGGCAAACCATCACTCAGCATGGTCAAGGGGTAAGTCATGCAATGGACTACTGCCTGCCCTGAGTGGTGGCGGCTTTTGGCTGCCGGCGAATCGATCATCCCGGAGCCGCTGTTTCAGGATGAAGCGGAGGCAAGCCTTGAGGTGTTCAAGGGCCTGAAAATCGTCGATGCCCCTGGCAGTCCGACGATAGAGGCATCTTGCGCGCCGTGGGTATTGGCCTTCGCAGGCGCAGTATTCGGCAGCTACAACAGTGAGACTGGCGAGCGCCTGATTCGGGAAGTGATGCTGTGCATCCCGAAAAAGAACAGTAAGTCGACAATCGCCGCTGGCATCATGCTGACCGCGCTGATTCGCAACTGGCGGCTTTCAGCAGAGTTCATCATCCTGGCCCCGACCAAGGAGATTGCCGACAACTCGTTCATCCCGGCCAAGGACATGGTCAATAACGATGATGAGCTGAAGGCCCTGCTGCATGTGCAGCCGCATCTTCGGCTGATCACCCATCGCGAAACGGGAGCCACCTTGAAGGTGGTTGCGGCGGATAGTGATGTGGTCGGCGGTAAGAAGGCGGTCGGCGTCCTGATTGATGAGGCCTGGTTGTTCGGCAAGAACCCCAAGGCTGCGGACATGATCCGCGAGGCCACAGGCGGCCTGCTGTCTCGCCCGGAAGGTTTCATCATCTGGCTGACCACCCAATCGAACGAGCCGCCCGCTGGCGTGTTCCGGTCGAAGCTGAGCTATGCCCGCGGCGTGCGGGATGGTCGAATCGACGACAATCGCTTCCTGCCGATCATCTACGAGTTTTCCCAAGAGATGATCAAGAGCGGCGAAGCTCGGAAGCCTGAAAACTTCCACCTGGTCAATCCAAACATCGGGTACTCGGTTGATCGCCCGACGCTTGAACGCTTGTTCATGCAGGCGGAGATCGACGGAGAAGCGGAGCTGCGCGGTTTCCTGGCCAAGCACCTCAACATTGAAATCGGCTTGGCGCTCATGTCTGACGCCTGGGTCGGTGCCGAATTCTGGGAGCCCCAGGCGGCCCCCTGGCTGAGCCTGGATGAGATCCTTGATCGATGCGAAGTCATCGATGTCGGTGGTGACGGCGGCGGCCTTGACGATTTGCTTGGTCTTGCAGTTCTAGGGCGGGAGGCGGGGTCGCGCAGGTGGTTTCACTGGGCTCACGCCTGGGCGCACCCTTCAGTGCTTGAGCGACGCAAGTCTGAAGCTCCACGGCTCAAGGACCTTGAGGCCGTTGGCGATCTGACCATCGTGAAAAGGATCGGCGATGACGTCGAGCAGTTCGCCGCCATAGTGGCCCGCATCAATGAGACTGGTCTGTTGGACAAGGTTGGGCTCGACCCCGCCGGCATTGGCTCTGTTCTTGATGCCTTGGCTGACGCGGGGGTCGAGGAAGACAAGATCGTCGGTATCTCACAGGGCTGGAAGCTCACTGGGGCGATCAAGACGACCGAGCGAAAGCTCGCTGAAGGAACCCTGCTGCATTGCGGTCAGCCGCTTATGGCCTGGTCGTGTGGTAACGCCAAAGGCGTGCCATCCGCCAACGCCTTCTTGATCAATAAACAGGCCTCTGGCACCGCCAAGATTGACCCCTTGATGGCGACATTCAACGCCGTTTCACTGCTCAGCCTCAATCCAGAAGGCCGCGGAGGAATGGACAATTTCATGGCTGGCATTCGGGACCCACTGATCGCATGAACGCACTTCATATTTTCATTGCCTGCGCTCTGGTGGCTTTCTGCCTGGCATGTGCCGGGGTATGGATTCTGGCTGGTACTGGCTGGGCCTTGCTCGCGGGGTCGCTGAGCTTCTTCTGTATCGCCGGCTTCCTTCGCCGAGGGCTGACCAGTGATTAAAACCCTATCTCAGGCATTGGGCGCGGCAGCTACCAAGCCGTCGGCCAGTATGAGTGAATGGCTGGGCAAGAGCATAAAACTGTCTGACGGTGGCTTTTGGAGCGCCTTTCTGGGCTCTCAGTCCAGTAGTGGCAAGTCGGTCAGCGTGGACAAGGCGATGCGTCTTTCCACGGTGTGGGCCTGCGTCCGCATCATCTCTACCTCGGTCGCCGGCTTGCCGCTGAGTATCTACCGGCGGATGCCTGATGGCAGTCGCGAGAGTGCCCGGGACTTCCCGCTGTACGACGTGGTGCACACCAGTCCCAACGAAGACATGGCTGCCTTCCATTTCTGGCAGGCAGTGGTTGCCTCGATGCTGTTGTGGGGCAATGCCTATTGCGAGATCCACCGCTCTGCAGGGCGCGTGATTGCCCTGGACTTCCTGATGCCGTCTCGAATAGACCTTGAGTTCGATGATGATGACCGGATCAGATACTTCTTCAGGCCAAGAAAGGGCGCGCGCCGGGAGATCGAACGGCAGAACATGCTGCATATCCCAGCCTTTACCCTGGATGGTCGGGTTGGTCTTTCTGCTATTCGGTACGGTGCTGATGTGTTCGGCTCGGCGATGTCGGCTGACGACGCGGCCAACAGCACCTTCCGCAACGGCATGATGCCCACGGTCGCATTCTCGGTGGACAAGACTCTGAACAAAGCTCAGCGCGTCGAGTTTCGAGAGTACGTGCAGACTATTTCCGGAGCACTGAATGCCGGCAAGAGCCCGGTGCTCGAGCAAGGCGTAAAGCCGGAGATGATTGGCATCAACCCCGCCGATGCGCAGCTGTTGGAGTCCAGAGGGCACAGCATTGAGGAGATTTGTCGATGGTTCGGCGTCCCGCCCTGGATGGTGATGAAGACCGACAAGGGAAGTAACTGGGGCACTGGACTGGAACAGCAGCAGATTGCATTCCTGACCTACTGCATCATGTCGTTCACGGCGCCGATTGAGCAATGCGTGAACAAGTGGTGCATGACGGCGGTAGACCGGATCAACTTCTATTCGGAATTCTCGCTTGAGGCGTTTCTGCGGGCCGACAGCTCCGGGCGCGCAGCCTATCTGAGTACCATGGGCCAAAACGGCTACATGACCCGCAACGAGGGTCGGCGCAAGGAGAACCTGCCCAGTATGCCCGGAGGGGATGTGCTGACCGTGCAATCCAACCTGGTACCCCTCGATCAACTTGGCAAGCAGAACGACGGACAAACCGCTCGCGACGCACTGAAAGCCTGGCTGCAGGAAACCGGCAGCAATCCTCTGGAGTAACCCATGAAACACAAGATCCAGTCTCGCGGCCTGCGCAGCGAGATGAGCCCGCGCGCGCTCGAAAAGTGGAATCCGGCAATCCAGGCGGCTGTCGAGAACACCTCAGACACCATCACCGTGTATGGCGTGATCGGCGAGGACTGGTACGGCGAGGGCGTGACCCTCAAGCGAATCGATGCTGCGCTTCGCTCTATCGGTGAAAAGGACGTGACGGTGTACATCAACTCGCCTGGCGGTGACATGTTCGAAGGCATCGCCATTTACAACCGTCTGAAGGAACACAGCCACAAGGTCACCACCAAAGTGCTCGGCATGGCAGCCAGCGCCGCATCGATCATCTACCTGGCCGGTAGCGATCGGCAGGTGGCCAGCAGCGCCTTCCTGATGATCCACAACTGCTGGACGTTCCTCGCGGGCAACCGTCATTACCTGCGTGATGTGGCTGATGACATGCAGGAGTTCGATGCCGCGATGGCCGACCTCTACGCCGAAACCAGCGGCCAAGCTGTCGATGATATGGCCGAACTGATGGATGACGAGACCTTCATCCGCGGCAAGCGCGCTGTGGAGCTGGGCCTGGCCACCAGCGTCCTGTCGTCAACCGAGATCACCGAGCGCGAGACCGAAGACTCGGCGCAGAGCAATGCGCTCAAGGCCATGGACGTCGCGCTGGCCAAGGCCGGAATGCCCCGCTCAGAGCGCCGCGAACTGTTCGCCAATTTCAAGTCCGGTATGCCTCGCGCTACCGGCGGGGGCACGCATAACGCTGTCCCGACCGATAAGCCAAGCGCTGTCGCTCCCGATCTGTCGGCTTCATTGGCCCAGGTCGCTGAAATCTCCAATCTTCTCAAAGGAACTTCGCGATGAGCGACAACTACGAAAAGCAGTACCTCGAGCTTACCGCTAGCCTCAAAGGCATCGGCGACCAGATCAAGGCCCAGGCCGAGGCCACTGAAAAGCAAATCAAAGCCTCCGGCGATATGAATGCCGAGACCCGTGCCAAGGTAGATGAACTGCTGACCAAGCAAGGCGAGCTGCAGGCACGCCTGGGCGAGGCCGAGCAGAAGCTGGTGAACGCCAATCGCGACCGCAACCGCCAGGAAGAGCCTCAAAAGTCGGTTGGTGCGCTCGTGATCGAAAGCGAAGAGATGAAGGACATGAACTCGTCCTTCCGTGGCTCTCGTCGCGTTTCGGTGCCGCGAGCCGCTATCACCACCGCAACCGGCGGCGACCTGGTGCAGACTCAGCGCCTGCCGGGGATCATTGCTCCGCCGCAACGCCGACTGACCATCCGCGACTTGGTGGCGCCTGGCACCACGGAATCGAATTCGATCGAGTACATCCGCGAGACCGGCTTCACCAACAGCGCGCGAACCGTTGCTGAGAACACCGCCAAGCCGTACTCCGACCTGACCTTCGCACTGGCGACTGCGAACGTTCGCACCATCGCCCACCTTTTCAAAGCGAGCCGCCAGATGCTCGATGACGCCAAGGCCCTGCAGAGCTACATCGACGGCCGAGCGCGCTATGGCCTGACCATGGCGGAAGAAGCTCAGCTGCTCTATGGCAACGGTACCGGCGCGAACCTGCAGGGCCTGATGACCGTGGCCCAGCTGTACGCGGCGCCGGCAGGCGTGGCGGTGGTCGGCGAACAGCGCATTGACCGCCTCCGCCTGGCGCTGCTGCAGGCCGAACTGGCCGAGTTCCCATCCGACGGCATCGTGCTTAACCCGATCGACTGGGCGGCCATCGAGCTGACCAAGGACGGCGAGGGTCGTTACATCATCGGCCAGCCCCAGGAAGGCACCAACGCGAAACTCTGGAATCGCCCAGTGGTTTCGACTCAGGCCATGACCCAGAACGACTTCCTGGTTGGTGCCTTCAAACTCGGTGCACAGATCTTCGACCGCATGGAGATCGAAGTGCTGATCTCGACCGAGAACGACAAGGACTTCGAGAACAACATGGCGACGATCCGCGCAGAAGAACGGCTGGCATTCGCCATCTACCGCGAAGAGGCCTTCGTCACCGGTCCGCTTACCACCGTCACCCCCTAAACCTTCCGTAAGGCGGCGCCAGTAATGGCGCTCTGCTGGAGTACTCCTATGGCACGTAAACAGGAAAAACCAGAGTCCACGGTTGAGCCGAAGGATGCTTCGACCACTGAAACCGGCGGTAGCCAGCCTGATGATGGGGCTTTGGCCCTTTCGCCTAGTGTCGCAGCCTCGCCAAATCCTGGTGAGTTGGACGCTCCTGAAACTGATCCAGGCTCGGGGGAGAGCGCAGAGCAGGCACTGCCAGAAGCATCGACAGACTCCGGTCCTGGATCGGGCGTCTCGGCGAGCGACATGAGCATCAGTGCCGAAGCTTCCGCTACGGAAGCGAGAGCATCGGAAGGCGCGGGTCAGAACGGACCGGACCTGTCCGACAACGCCGACGAACACGCTCAGTCGGCTGGAGAGGATCAGGTTTCGGCTAACCCCAATCCGGCAACTCTTCAGGTCTACCCGATGCGGTCCTACATGGATGAGGGCGAACTGCGTCGCCGTGGCGGCCCCGCTTACGTGGTGCCACGCCGACATGCAGAGGAGCTGGTACAGCGCAAGCTGGCATCACATGAGCCGCTGAAGGAGTGACGATATGCCGGTCATCAGCATGACCATGGCTCGGCATCATCTGCGGGATCCCGACGACGATGACGATTACCTGGAACTCCTGATCGAGGCGGCAGAAGGGCAGGCGATGGACTATCTGAATCGGCGCTTCTACGCCGACCAGCAGGCGCTTGATGAGGCTGTCGCCACCGGGGATGCTGGCGAGTCCCCCATGGTCTGCAACAAGCAGATCAAGGCCGCTTGCTTGCTGATCCTCGGCCACCTTTACGCAAACCGCGAGGACGTTGTGATCGGGACCATTGCCACCGAACTTCCGAAAGGATCGGTGACACTCCTGACTCCGCATCGGGTCGGGTGGGGCGTATGAGGGCCGGTCCGCTGCGTCATCTGTTCAAGGTGACCCTCCGGCATGAAGAGCGGAATAAGTCCGGGGGCGCCGTAGTTACCTGGCTTCCTGCTTCTCGCCCAGAAATGTGGGGTGAGGTGCGAACTCCAACTGGTCGGGTATCAGCCGTTGCTGAAAAGCTGAATGCTGTTGTTACGGCCGAGATCATCGCTAGGCCGCGCTCTGACATCGTGGCCGGATCGCGGCTGACGCGCCGCGGTGTCACCTACCAGGTCGAAGCTGTCTTGCCTGACAACGAAAACACCCTGATGAGGCTGGTTTGCTCATCGGCACCGAATCCATGAGGTGAACCATGAAAATTCAAGCACTGGGCCCGCTGACCGGCGCCTCCGGCGAGCGGGAGAAGGGTGAAATCTTCGACGTGAAGAAGGAATACGGCGAAGGCCTGATCGCCCGCGGCTACGCGGTGGAGATCAAAGATCAGCCCGCCGACGCCGAAAAGCCAGCGAAGGCCCAGGCCAAGGAGTAGGCCATGGCACGCCGGTCCAGTATCCGCGGTGACATCCGGCTACGCCGGACGCTGCGCAACATCCATAAGACGATGGACAACGAGCTGAAGCCGGCCATGGCAAAGGCGGCCGCGCGCGTTCTGGCCACCCAGCAGCAGCTGATCCCGAAGGACACTGGCGCCGCGTCGGCGGCCCTGCGAGTCTACGTCGCCCCAAGCGGGCTGGATGCCCAGGTCGGCATCAGAGGCAAGCGGGACAACCGCCGATTCTTCTACCTGCGGTTCCTCGAGTATGGCACCAAGGGCTATTCCGGCAGCATGTACCAGCGGGCCGACCGCAACGCGGTTGGCGGTGTGCACACCAACAACCGCGACAAGTCGAAGCTGAAAGGGCGCCGCAACGCGTTTCGTCAGCGCGACACCAAGAACAAGTCGGATGGGCAGCACTTCTTTGGTAAGTACCCGGACATACCCGCCAGGCCGGCTCACCCGTGGTTGCGACCGTCGCTGGACGTCAACCGCGAATACGTGATGGCCGACCTTCAGGAAGCTGTCCGGCGCACGCTGCGCAAGGCGAGCCAGGGGGTAGGCAATGGCTGATCCATCGCTGGCCTTGCAGGAGGCTATCTTCGCCAGGCTTCAAGCCGAGATTAGCTGCCCGATCTACGACGGTGCGCCGCTGAATGCGGCGATGCCGTACGTGTCGATCGACCGGGAGGTCTCGGTCAACAGCAGCCCGATCTCTGGCCGAAAGCGCGAAACGCGTCTGCTGTACCTGTCGGTCTGGTCTGATGCCGTGGGACAGGCTGAGGTCAAGCGCATCAACGGCGAGGTCATCGCCGCCCTGGACGAGCGCCGTCTACCGCTGGAGGTGGGCCGCGCGGTTTCCGTCCGGGTCGAGCAGGCCGACGCCCAGCGCGACGCCGACGGCATCACATACCAGGGCTCGATCACCGTCCGCGTGATTACCACCCACTGAACCACCCAACGGCCGCACCGCGGCTTTTATCCAATGAGCCTTTGGAGGATTCCCCATGGCCGACGATAACCTCAACACAGCCGCCGGCTGCCGCCTCGCCATTGGCGGCAAGACCGGTGCCAGCACCCTCACCGAGTACGAGGCCGACACCTATGTCCAGGTGGGCGAGATCGAAGACCTGGGCGAGTTCGGTGACACCTTCAGCGCTGTGAACTTCACCGCCTTGAGCGACGGCCGCGTACGCAAGTACAAGGGCACCGCTGACGCTGGCAACATGACCTTGGCGGTCGGCCTGGACAGCGGTGACGCTGGCCAGAAGGCGGTTGCGGTCGCACACAAGGACCGCACCAAAGGCAACTACAACGTCAAGGTCACACTCAACGACGGCGACCCGACCGCAACTCCGGCCATCCTGCCGACCACCTTCTACTTCGGTGTGAAGGTGATGAACAACACCGTGGCCGCGGGCTCGGCTGACAACGTGGTGCGGCGCAACATGACGTTCGCGATCAACACCGACATCATCGAAATCCCGGCTGGCCCGGCTGTCCCTTGATCGGCGGGGCTGAGCCCCGTCCCTTACTGCGAGAATTCCAATGAGCGAAGCCTTGTACGGCACCACCACCCTGGTGATCGGCGGCCGCACCTACACCCTCAAGCCAACCCTGGACGCGGCGTTGCTCATCGAATCCCGCTTCGGCGGGCTGCGGGCGGCGCTGGAGTCCATGAGGCTGATGAGCATCGCCGCCTGCGCGGACATCATCATCGCCGGCGCCCATCTCAAACCGGACGAGCACGCGGTCATCGCGGGCGATGTGTTCCGCACCGGCGTGGCCAAGGTTTCTGGGCAGCTGACTGACTTCATTACCGTGCTGCTCAACCCGGTGCCGCCGAGCGTGGCCGCCCGGGGAAAGGACGAGGCGGCCAGCACAGCGCAGTAAGGAACGGGAGCTACGTCGATTACCTGTTCGGCGTAGCTACCGGCTGGCTTGGCTGGCCGCCCGACACCGCGTGGCATACGCCGATCCCGCAAATCATGCTCGCGCTCGATGCCAGGCTCGATTGGACGGGGCGTGGCCAGGCACAAGGCCAGACTACCGACGCGAAGCCTCCGACCCGCCAGGGCGTGGCGGAAAAGCTGAAAAGCTTTCTGCGAGGGCGGCCCAAACAGTGAATAGCGTGCCGCCTCCGGGCGGTTTTTTTGTGCTTGGAGATTTGCATGGCCGACCAACAAGTCCAGGGAATGCTGGTCCAGATCGAGGCTACCACGGCGCAGCTGCGCCGGGAGCTGGCCAGCGCCGACGAGGTTGTGGCGCGCACCTCACAGTCGATCGATCGCAACCTGGCGCAGGTAGACTCTGCTTTCGACAGTGCCGGTGGTGCGGCCCAGCAGGCCGGCGTGCTCATCCGCGGCGCCTTCGCCGCTGTGGCCGGTGCAGGGATTGTCGGCAGCATCATCAAGCAGGTCGACGCCTATGGGCAGATGTCCGACCGTATGAAGGCTGCCGCCGGCAGTGCCGGCGAATACCAGATGGTGCAGGAGCACCTGCTACGCACGGCTCAGGAAACCTACCGGCCTTTGGCAGAGGCCCAAGAGTTGTACATTCGTACGGCGGATGTAATGCGCAGCCTGGGCTTCAACACTCAGCAGACGCTCGACATCACCGACAGTTTCAGCTTTCTGCTGGTGACCAACGCCGCCGCTGCCGACAAGGCAGGCTCTGCGCTGGATGCCTACTCCAAAGCGCTGCAAACCGGCAAAGTCGAGGCCGATGGCTGGGTGTCCATTCAGGAGGCCATGCCGACCATTGTCACGGCGATAGCCACGGCCACCGGCAAGAGCGCTGAAGAAATCCGTAAGCTCGGTGTTGAGGGCAAGCTGTCGCTTGATGACATCAACACCGGCCTGCTGCGCACCGTGGAGGCCAACCGCAAGGCTGCTGCCGACATGTCCACCAGCGTGCAGGACGCTTTGGTAAACATCGGCAACGCCGTTCAGACTTTCTTGGGCGGCATGGAAGAGCAGACCGGCGCAGTCGCGGGCCTGTCGAGCGTGCTGATTGCCTTGGCCGACAACGTCGACCTAGTGGCCGTGGCCATGGGCGGCGTGGGCGTTGCAGCTCTGACCAACTATGTGGCGAAGTCTGGGCTGGCCGTGAAGGCTGCGCTGGCCGACAGGGCGGCTCGTATCGCCCAGGCTGAGGCCGTGGTGCAGGCGGCTCTCGCCGATCAGCGCAAGGCCGAGACCGCAACCATTCTTGCCGCCCGCGAGGCTGCTGCGGCGCGCGGCACTGCGGTACAGACGCAGATGTCCATCCAGCTGGCCCAGGCGCGACAGCGCGAGGCGGCCGCAACTGCTGCGGTAGCAACTGCACAGGCCGGCCTGCGCACCGTCAGTGCAGGCCTGCTCAGCGTCCTGGGTGGGCCTATGGGGCTTGCCCTGTTGGCCGGCACGGCGGCTGCCAGCTTTCTGCTGCTGAGCAACAACGCCGACCAGGCAGGCGTCAGTCTGGAGGATCTGCACAAGCCGGTGGCGCAGCTTCGAGAGGAGTTCGCCAAGCTCAACAAAGACCAGCGGGAAGCATCCCTGGTTAAATGGCAGCAGGAGCAGGTCACGGCGACCGACAAGGTCAAGGACGCCTATGGCGACCTGGCCCAGTCCATTCGTTCTGCCGTGGTGACTGCGCCTGCGCGCGACTCCGGCGGCCAGTACAACCGACAGCTGGCTGAGTATCAGGGCCTGGTCGATCGTCTCAATGAAGCGCGAACGGCCGGCGAAGGGCTTTCGCCGATCCTGCAAGAGGTCGGTAACCGACTGCAGTTGCCGGCCGGCACGGTGCAGCAGTGGATTACCCAAGCCGGCGCTGTGAGTGACGCCGATCAGCGTTCCGGTTTGATCGCGGAAACCCTGCGCGTGCTCACCGGTGTGACCGACGAAAACACATCGGCCACCCAGGCGAACAACGCTGCGAAAGCCGGTATGAGCTCGGCTGGACAGACCTACCTGGAAACGCTGCAGAAGCAGCTGGCCGGCCTCCAGGACAATGGCGATGCCACTAAGGCCGCCAACCGCTATATCGCGGAAAACGCCGACCTCACCGAAACCGATCGCCAGGCAATTCTTTCGGCTGCCAGCGCGATCGAATCGCAGAAAAAGGCCAACAAGGATGCCACCGAAGGCACGAAGGACCGCACCAAGGCCCTGAGGGATGAGATCAAAGCCCTCGACGCGATCATCGACCGGGCGCTGCCGGAAAAGAAGCGGCTCGCCGACCTGGCCGAGGGAGTGCAGGGCCTGCGCAAGGCCCAGGCCGCCGGCAAGATCACCGCCGCCGAGATGGAGCTCGGCATCAAGAACCTGAACACGGCGTACGCCGATACCACCATCCAGAAGCGGGCGGAGGAGGAAAAGAAGCTTGCGGAGATCCGGCGCAACAGCGCCGAGGCCTACCGCAAGGCCATGGAGGTGGTGCTCCAGACCCGACAAGACGCCATCAATGCGGACGTTGCTGGGGTTGGGATGGGCGACGACCAGCGCGAGGAAGCCGATCGGCTGAATGCAGTGCGTCAGAAGTATGCCGAAGCGCGCCGGCAGCTGGAGGAGCAGCAGGAGGATGTGTCGCGTCGGCTCAGCCAGGACGCCTACCAGCAACGGCTGGCTGATCTGGCTGACTACCAGGCCCGCGAGCTGCAGATGGAGGTCGATGGTTTCGAGGCAAGGCTGCAAGCCCAGCGGGACTACCGCAACGGCGCCAAACGAGCTTGGGCCAACATCCAGGTAGATGCGGCGAACGTGGCCGGCGCAACCGACGACATGCTCACCACTGGATTCAACACAGCCCGGGACGCCGTGGCCGAGTTCGCCATGGCAGGGAAGGCCAGCTTCAAGGACTTCGCAACCAGCGTCATTACGGACATGGCGAGGATCGCCAGCCAGCAGGCCGCGAGTTCACTGCTCAGTGGCCTGGTCGGCCTGGGCGTGTCTGCGGTAGGCAGCTACTTCGGCGGCGGGTCCGGCAACGGCATGACGCCTGGCTCTGCGGGCGCCGTCTCGTCGAATCTCGGTGCTTCGCAAGCTGGCTATGGCAGCGCGTACTTTCCGCAGGCGCTGGGCGGTGCTTGGTCCGGAGGCGTGCAGTTGTTCGCCAAAGGTGGCGCATTCACTAACAGCGTGCTGAGTCGGCCGACTGCCTTCGGAATGGCGAATGGCGGCCTGGGCGTGGCCGGCGAGGCCGGGCCTGAGGCAATCATGCCGCTGGCTAGGGGCTCGGACGGATCACTTGGCGTTCAGGTCGTTGGCGGCAACGGCGGCGGATCCACGGTGGTTCAGCTCAACGTGCCGGTTTCTGTGAACGTGGAGGACCGGAGCGCTGACGGCATGGAGCTGGACAGCACCGCACTTCAGCAGAACCTTCAGCAGCAAATGCAGGGGGTTGCTGAGCGGGCCATTGCCGCTTCCTGGCGGGCCGGCGGCGTGAGCTATCGAAACAGTAACGGGAGACGCTGATGGCGATCGAAACCTTCACCTGGACGCCAGATGATGAGGCGAGCGGTGACAGCACCTTGCGCACCCGGAAATCACAATTCGGCGACAACTATGCGCAAGTGTCCACCGATGGGCTGAACGCCGAGTCAGACAGCTGGTCGCTGTCATTCGGCGGTCTGGCTGACGAGGTCGCGCCCATTCTGGCGTTCATCCGGCGGCACCGGGGCGCCACCTCTTTTCTGTGGGCGAACCCCGAGGGCGTGCTCGGCTTGTACCGGTGCGAGACGTTCCGGCAGCAGCGCAAGCCGGGTGGGGTGACGTTGCTGACAGCCACCTTTGAAAGAGCATTTCATCCATGAGCTTGATCACTCAGTTGCAGAAGCTGGAACCGGGTGCGGAAATCCTGCTGTTCGAGCTGGACGGCTCGGATTTTGGCGCTGACACGCTGCGATTCCACGGGCACGCGATTCCACACACGCCTCAGGAGCTTGCAGCGGCTGGCGCGAACGCCGACCAGCTGCCGGCCAAGTCGATCTGGTGGCAGGGCAACGAGTATGGCGCCTGGCCCATGCAGATAGAGGGCATCGAAGCAAACTCGGACGGGACAGCGGTGCGCCCCACGCTGACGGTGGGCAACGTCAACGGAAGGATCACGGCGCTGTGCCTGGCCTTCGACAACCTGCTCGAATTCAAGCTGACCATGCGCCATACGATGGCGCGCTATCTGGATGCGGCGAATTTTCCCGCAGGCAACCCGGAGGCTGATCCGACCGAGGAAGCCATCGAGGTCTGGTACATCGATCAAAAGGTGTCCGAGAACGGCACCACGGTAGCGTGGGAACTGGCCAGCCCCGGTGATGTTGGCGGAGAGACGATCGGCCGGCAAATGACCCAGCTGTGTCACTGGGCGATGACCGCCGGTTACCGAGGCCCGAACTGCGGTTACACCGGCCCTTATTTCGACCTTGACGGTAACCCCACGGACGATCCGGCCAAGGACCAGTGCAATGGCTGTCTCGATACCGGGTGCACTGTTCGTCACGGCCAGGGCAACCAGCTACCCTTCGGCGGCTTCCCGGCCGTATCCCTGATCGCGCGGAGCTGACTATGCGCAAACACATCTTGGCCGCCGTGCGAGCGCACGCCGCGGCGGAGTATCCGCGGGAGTGTTGCGGGCTGCTCATCGCTGTGGGACGCGCCCAGCGGTATGTCCCGTGCGGCAACACTGCTACCGATCCTACAGAGGAGTTCCGCATCTCGCCGGAGCAGTACGCTGCGGCCGAAGATCAGGGTGAAGTGATCGGCATTGTGCACTCGCATCCAGATGCCACCAGCAGGCCTTCACCCCGTGACCTGGCCATGTGCGAGGCCACTGGGTTGCCCTGGTACATCCTGTCGTGGCCAGAGGGCGATCTGCGGAGCATCACCCCGACCGGACACACGCCGCTGCTGGGGCGGCCGTTCGTGCACAGCGCATGGGACTGCTGGCAGGTCTGTGCCGACTGGTACAAGCGCGAGTGGGGCCTGGAGTTTCCGGTCTATGCCCGGGAGGAGGGATGGTGGGAGCAGGCAGACGGCCCGAGCCTTTACGAGCAGGCCTATGAGGCAGCTGGCTTCTACCAGGTCAGCCAGCCGCAGCGCGGCGATATGATCGTCATGGCAGTGGGGCGCACTGCGCACCCAAACCATGCCGGCATCTACCTGGGCGCCGACGCACAGCTGCCCGAGGAGCAGGCCCAATTCTTCGGGTCTGGTCCCTTCATGCTGCACCACCTGCTCGGCAGGCCATCAGAAATCATCGTGTTCGGCGGCCCCTGGCTAGACCGGGCGCGCCTTGTGTTGCGTCATCGGGACGCGAAATGAAGCGGCATGGCCGTAGGAGATATGACGATGAATGACTCTCAGCGAGTTCAGATTATTGAAAAGCAACTGGAGCAGGCACTTGCCTCAGCTGCCGCTTTAGAAGCTCGCCTCGGTCAGGAGGCGAGCCAGCGAGCCGCCGCCGATGCAGTACTTAGCCAACGGATCAGCTCAATTGAATCGAAAGTCAGAGGTTAGCAGGCGTGTTGCTTCGCTGCTTCTTGGCGAGCCATCTCTTCGATCTGCGCGATAGTCAGGTTTTCAATAGGCTGCCCAGGGGTAATCCAGATTGATGTCTGCGTGTCGTTGGATGCTTTCTTCAAGGTGACAAGCAGGCGTCCATCTGGGTTTGTCGCCAGAGTGAATAGCTTGAAAGACATGTGAAACTCCTATTTCAAATGCCCCAGTCCATGGGCTTACCGGCAACGGACCGGGTCGGTTCATTGGAGGAGCAAAGCTACTATGGCGAAATGCTGGCGTGATACTGGCATTTCATCCACGCTGGATGCTTGGCCAGGCCGGCTGGTACAGTCGCCGTTTTCAAGGGAGGGATGTCATGCGAGTTCTGATCGGAGCAGTGGGGCTGGCTATGTTGTCCGGATGCGCTTCGATGAATGAAAAGCGTGCTGACGGGCCGGCCTTCACTGTCAAGAGTTCGAAGCCGGTGGATCAAGTCGCAGAGTGTGTCTTGTTCGCCTGGCAGAACCAGCCTTTGATGGGGGCTCATTACGCTGCGGCACTACAGCCATTGGCTGGTGGAGGGAAAACAGTGATCAGCGCGGGAGAGGTTGAGTTCGCAGATTTTGAGGCTGCGAAAGGTGAAACCCAGGTTCGCCTTTACTTCCAGACTGGCTTGATGGACTGGAGGAAAAATCGACGAATTGAGGCAGTTGAGAGCTGCCTTTGATCAAACCGCCCTTGGGCGGTTTTTTGTTTCACGATGACTCCAGCCCGGTAGTTCGCTGGACTGCGCCGTAGCTCGATACAGCAGGTTTATCAATAGCTTACTCGCGTCCATCATATGCCGGTGCTTTCTGAAACTTGACCCGGTTTTCCCTCGCGCCGCTCCTATCTGGCTCTTGGAATCCGGGTCGTTCCAAGGAGTCATCATGGCAAAGATCAAGCTCACCAAAACCGCCGTGGAGGCGGCCCAGCCCCAAGCCAAGGATGTTGAACTGCGGGATACCGTGGTGCCTGGCTTCCTGTGCAAGATTACCCCGACCGGCCGCCGGGTGTTCATGCTCCAGTACCGCACGAACTCCGGCCAGCCCCGCAAGCCCTCGCTGGGGCTGTACGGGGAGCTGACCGTCGAACAGGCACGAGTCAAGGCACAGGACTGGCTGGCCGAGGTTCGCCGGGGCGGCGACCCCGGCGGCGCCAAGGCCGAGGCGCGCAAGGCGCCCACGATGGCCGAGTTGTGCAAGAAGTTCATGGAGGACTACTCCAAGAAGCGCAACAAGCCCAGCACGCAGGACGGCTATCAGGGTGTCATCGACCGCAACATCATCCCGCTGCTGGGCCGCAAGAAGGTGCATGACGTGAAGCGGCCCGACATTGCCGGGCTGATGGAGAAGCTGGCCTACAAGCCGACCGAGGCGAACAAGACCTTCGGCGTGCTGCGCAAGATGTTCAACCTGGCCGAAGTGTGGGGCTATCGCCCGGATGGCACGAATCCGTGCCGCCACGTCCCGATGTACCCGCCGGGCAAGGAAACCCGGCTCATCGTGGACGAGGAAATGGTGCGGATCTTCCGCCAGTTGGAGAAACTGGAGGCGGAAGGGCTGGAGAACTACGTCATCCCACTGGCGATCCGGCTGCAATTCGAGTTCGCGGCACGGCGCTCCGAAATCTGCCCGCTCCAATGGAGCTGGCTCGACTTCGAGAACCGGCGCGTTGTATGGCCCGACAGCAAGGTCGGCGGCATTTCCAAGCCTATGAGCGAGGAAGCCTATCGGCTGCTTTCGACGGCACCGCGCCGGGACGGCTGCCCCTACGTCTTGCCGTCGCCGAACGACCCGGCCAAGCACCTGACCTTTGGCGAGCACTATGGCGGCTGGTGCCGGACGCTCAAGGCCGCCGGCGTGCCGCACGTCGGCACGCACGGCATCCGCCATCGCTCGACCACCGACATTGCCAATTCGGGCGTGCCGACCAAAGTGGGCATGAAGCTGACGGGCCACAAGACCGTGGCGATGTTCATGCACTACGTCCACACCGAGGACAAGCCCGTGCGCGATGCGGCCGAACTGGTGGCCAGCCGCCGCCAGGCCATCACGGGCGGGCGCCAGCTTGCGGAGGCGGCGGCATGAACACGCGCCGGTCATCCGCAGCATCGTCCGCAGCGCCTTCGGCGCTGCTGGGCGACATTCGGGCACTGATCGAGGCGGCGCGCAAGCGCGCCGCCTCGACGGTGAATAGCGAGCTGACGATGCTCTACTGGCGCATCGGCCAGCGCATCCATACGCAGGTCTTGGACGGGCGCCGGGGCGCTTATGGCAAGGAAGTCCTGCCTACCCTGGCGGCGCAGTTGGTGAAGGAGTACGGCAACAGCTTTGCCGAGCAGAACCTGCGCCGCATGGTGCAGTTCGCAGCCACCTTCCCCGACGAGCAGATTCTCGTATCACTGATACGAGAATTGAGCTGGACGCACTTCATCGCCCTGATCCCGCTGAAAGACCCGCTCCAGCGGGACTATTACGCGCAGATGGCGAGTGCCGAACGCTGGAGCGTGCGGACGCTGCGCGAGCGCATCGACTCGATGCTGTACGAGCGCACTGCGCTGTCCCAAAAGCCGGGCGAGACGATCGCGCAGGAGTTGGCGAAGATGCGCGATGCGCAGCGTATGTCGCCCGCCCTGGTCATGCGCGACCCGTACATCCTCGACTTCCTGGGGCTGCGGGACACTTGGCAGGAAGGCGACTTGGAGGCGGCGATCATTCGCGAAATGGAGTCGTTCTTGTTGGAGCTGGGCGCGGGTTTCAGCTTCGTGGCCAGGCAGAAGCGCATCCAAATTGACGGCGAAGATTTCCACCTCGACCTGCTGTTTTACAACCGCAAGCTGCGGCGGCTGGTGGCAGTGGAGTTGAAGGTCGGCGAGTTCAAGGCGGCGTACAAGGGGCAGATGGAGCTTTACTTGCGCTGGCTCGACAAGCACGAGCGCGAGCCGGAGGAAGCCTCGCCGCTGGGGATCATCCTTTGCACCGGCAAGAAGCACGAGCAGATCGAATTGTTGGAGTTGGACAAGTCCGGCATCCATGTCGCCGAGTACCTGACCAGCTTGCCGCCGCGTGCGGTGCTGGGAGAGAAGTTGCAGCAGGCGACAGAGCGGGCGCGGTTGCAGATCGAGCAGCGCAAGATCGACAACGAGTAGTCCTGTCCCAAGCAGTTGGGCGTCCCGGCGTGCCGCCGTCGCGCTGTCGTGCTGCGCATCGAGCCTCGCCGCGCGAGTCTCGCCCCATGCGGGCTTCCATCGTTCCCTCGCTGTGCTCGGCTGACGCCTCCGGCCCGGCTCGATGATCCGTGCCTGCGCGCTTCGCTTGCCCAAAAACGGGTGTGTGCAGTGGGCGGGGTGTGGGCGGTCTTGCTGTTCCCTTCACCGTATCACGGCGTTCTCGCCGTCAAGGGCGGCGCGCGCCATGCGCGCTTGCGTCCTGGCGGCCGTCTGCGACCCCTGACTGCTTGCGCTGCGCCGTGCTGGCGACGGTTCCGGGCAATTCCGCCCGTGCAACCGGAGATCGTCATGAACGACAAATCACACGTTTCCCTCGAACAGCATGTTTGCCTCGTTTGCGGCAAGCCTTTCGATACCGGCGCCATCCTGCTGGACAAGCGCCTGCGCGCGAGCATGGAGCGCCATACGGCGACCGGCTGGGGCCTGTGCCCTGAGCATCAGAAGCTGTCCGACGATGGCTTTGTCGCGCTGGTCGAATGCGATCCGCAACGCAGCGGTTCGCAGGCCAGCGGCCGCATGAAGCCCGAGCAGGCGTACCGGACGGGCCGGCTGGCCCATCTGCGGCGCACGGTGTTCGCCAAGGTGTTCAACGTGCCAATCGAGGACAAGCAAGCCTGCGTCTTCGTCGAACCTGGCGTAATTGACCAGTTGCAGTCGATGACGGCGCCGGCGGCGAACTGATCGCGCCGCGCAGGCTTCGGTGCGTCGTCCCTGCGGGGGTGGCGCACCTTTTTTTCTGCTGCGCCTGGTGCCGGTTTCTCCGCGCCTGCGGCGCTGCGCGCTGCGCTTGCCAATCCGTGCCTTTGTTGGAGGGGGCGTCTTGCTGTTTCCTTCATCGTGCCACGGCGTTCTCGCCGTCAAGGGCTGCGCGCCGATGGCGCTTGCGTCCTGGCGGCCGTCGTTGACCCCTGACTGCTTGCGCTGCACCGTGCCCCGGAAGGGTCGGGCAATTCCGCCCGGCATCGAAGGAGATCAATGCCATGAGCAGCCATCACGACTACATCATCGAAATCACCGCGCAGCACGATGCGCTCAAGCCGTTCGCGCCGGAGAACGGCCAGCCCTTGCGCTTCAAGATCGGCGACGCGGTGATCTACACCAACGAGTACGGCGCACAGTTCCGGTGCCGCGTCACCGGGTTCTATCAGCCCACCGGGCTGTCGGGCCTTTACGCGCGCGGTGCGCGCTACCTGCTGAACTCATCATCGCCGTGGATGCCGGTTTCGGAATCCAGCCTGCGTCCTGACGACTCGGCGTGATGCCTACGCGCCCCCGACGGGGCGCTGCGCGCTTCGCTTGCCTCCAGGGGAAAGCCCTGCGGGCTATCCCCGCCGCGCAGGCTTGGCGCCCCTCAAAGACCGCCGAACCGGCTGCGCCGGATCGGCCAGACCACGGCAGTCGCTGTCGAACCTGTTTCCCGATGACTGGCGCATGAGCTTGTGCATCGAGCCTTGAAGTTCGGACGTCCCCGGCCAAGAAACATGGCCGGTCGCGCTGTCGTGCGCGTAGCGCATCGAGCCGCCTGCGGCGTCTCGCCCCATTCGGGCTTCCATCGTTCCCTCGCTCCGCTCGGCTGACGCCTCCGGCCCGGATTCCTAGATCCGGGCCTGCGCGCTTCGCTTGCCGTGCGATCGGCGTGTTGAGGGGCCGTTGCCATGTCCAGCCGTCTCCCCTGACTTCATCACCTTGTCCGCGACTGTAGCCCGCGCCTGTGCGCCGTCAAGGCGCGCAGGGCCGTGTCCTCGCTTCGCTGCGGGCCGCACCAACCCTGCGCTTGCCTCCTTGACGGCCCCCGTCCGCGCGCTCCTGACCGTCGCGGGCGATGAACTCAGGAAAGACGGTGGCAACAGGGCCAACCGGGTTCCTCGTGCCGACCGCACCAAACAGCCGAAAGGCTGGGCTCCGAATCTAGGAATCCGGTGTGCGGTGAACAGCAAACCCTTCTTTCTTTGTCAGGAGAAATGCCATGCAACTCGCATCCCGCTTCGCTTCCCGTTCCCCGGTGCTGCGTTCGGAACGTCCCTTGTCCGACGACCAAATCCGGGCCGTGGCCCCGTCCATCTTCGCGGACGCCCCGCACGAAAGCCGCTCCGAGCGGTACAGCTACATCCCCACCGCGACCGTGCTGCAAGAACTGCGCGGAGAAGGCTTCGAGCCTTTCATGGTGACGCAGACCCGCGTGCGCCACGACGACCGCCGCGACTACACCAAGCACATGATCCGGCTGCGCCACGCCAGCCAGATCAACGGCCGCGAGGCCAACGAAATCATCCTGCTGAACTCCCATGACGGCACCAGCAGCTATCAGATGCTGGCCGGGATGTTCCGCTTCGTTTGCAGCAATGGCCTTGTCTGCGGCGACACCGTGGCCGACGTGCGCGTGCCGCACAAGGGCGACGTGGCGGCGCAGGTCATCGAAGGCGCTTACGAAGTCCTGCACGGCTTCGACCGGGCGCAGGAATCGCGCGATGCCATGCGAGCCATCACGCTGGACGCAGGGGAATCGGAAGTGTTCGCCCGCGCTGCGCTGGCGTTGAAGTACGACGAGGACAAGCCTGCACCCATCACGGAATCGCAAATCCTGATGCCGCGCCGCCATGACGACGACCGCCGCGACCTGTGGAGCGTGTTCAACCGCACGCAGGAGAACTTGACCAAAGGCGGCCTGTCCGCCCGCGCCGCGAATGGCCGCCGCCAGACCACCCGGCCCGTGCAGGGCATCGACCAAAGCGTGCGCCTGAATCGCGCCCTGTGGCTGCTGGCCGATGGCCTGCGCCAGTTGAAAGCCTGAATCCCCACGCGGCAGGGGCAGGCAGCAGCCCTTGCCGCTTCTCTCGCTGCTGCATCCCAACCGCAAGGAGTTATCACCATGAACGCCGTACTCAAAACCGAAACCGTCGCCATCGAAGCCGCCGCACCGCTGGAAGTGGCCGACCCGACCAAGAACCTGATCTTGGTTCCGCTGTCGCAGTTGCTGCCGCGCCGTTCCAAACGCAACGTCCGCACTACCCCGCGCCAGTCCATCCCCGAACTGGCCGCGAGCATTGCCCGCATCGGCCTGTTGCAAAACCTGATCGTCATTCTTGCCGCCGATGGCGAGGCTTACGAGGTGGTGGCAGGCGACCGCCGCCTGACCGCCTTGAAGCTGCTGGCGAAGAAGAAGCGCATCCCCGCCGACTACGAAGTGCCGTGCCTGCTGGTGGCCGATGCTTCCGCCCGTACCGTCAGCCTCGCGGAGAACGTGCAGCGCGAGAACATGCACCCCGCCGACCAGTTCGCGGCCTTCGCCGCGCTGGTCAAGGAAGGCCGGCCCGTCGAAGACATTGCCGCCGACTTCGGCGTGTCCCCGCTGGTGGTGCAGCGCCGCTTGAAGCTGGCGAACGTCTCGCCGCGCCTGATGGCCGACTACCGGGCCGGTGGCGTGACGCTGGAACAGTTGATGGCCTTGACCATCACCGACGACCACGCCGCGCAGGAAGCCGCGTTCTTTGGTGCGCCGGAATGGCAGCGCAGCCCGTCCAAGCTGCGCGAGCGCCTGACCGAGCGTGAAATCGACGCCACGCACGCGCTGGTGCGCTTCGTCGGGCTGGACACCTACCGGCAGGCAGGCGGTGGCATCCGCCGCGACCTGTTCGCAGAAGGCGATGCCGGAACCTACCTCACCGATACCGCAGTGCTGGAAACGCTGGTGCGCGACAAGCTGGCAACGCTGGCCGAGGACGTGCGCGCCGAGGGGTGGGCATGGGTGGAGGCCGTGCCGCATCTGGCCTACGAGGAACGGCAGGCGTTCCAGAACGCCCCGCGCCATCGTCGCGAGCCGACCACCCGCGAAGCCCGCCGCATCGCCTCGCTGGAAACCCGCCTCGAAAAGATCGACGCCGAACTGGAAGAAGCCTGCGACGCCGAGGACGAGGCCAAGGCCGAGAAGCTGGAACAGCGGCGCGATCAGGTGGTCGGGGAACTGCAAGACGCGGAGGATGCCTTGCAGGGCTATGCCCCCGAGGTGCGCGAGGTGGCCGGTGCCATCGTCACCATCGACCGCAACGGCGAGGCCGCCATTCATCGCGGCCTGCTGCGCGAAGCCGAGGCCAAGGCGCTGCGCACGCTGGAAAAGCTGCGGCGCGGTTTCGGCAACACCGAAGGCGAAGCCGCCAACGACGAGCACGAGGACGCCGACGACGCGCCCAAGGCCGCGAGCCTGTCCGACCGGCTGGCGCAGCGGTTGAGCGCCCACCGCACGGCGGCGCTGCAAATCGAAGTAGCACGGCATCCGCAAGTCGCGCTGGCTGCGCTGGTGCATGGCATGGTGCAGACCGTCTTGCAGCCCGACGCCTACGGCGATGGCCTGCCGCTGGGCGTGCGCCTCACGGCGCAAGACCGGCTGGAAGGCATGGCCCCGGACTGGCCGGAATCGCCCGCTGCCGTGGCGCTGCGCGAACTGCAACAGGTGGCCGGTGAAGCCTTGCCGGAGGACAGCGGCGAACTGTTCGCCGCGCTGCTGGCGAAGTCGCAAGACGAACTGGTGCGGCTGCTGGCCGTGTGCGTGGCTTCCACGGTGGACGTGGTGACGCCTCGCGCCACGCCGCACCAGCCCGGCGCAGAACTGGCGCAGGCCGTGGGCCTCGACATGGCCGCATGGTGGAAGCCGACCGCAGAAGGCTACTTCAAGCACGTTCCCAAGGCCGTGATTCTGGATGCCGTGGGCGCGTTTGCACCGGAATCCGTCACTCGGCTGGCGAAGCTCAAGAAGGCCGACATTGCCAGCGAAGCCGAGCGGCTGGCCGATGGTACGGGGTGGATGCCCGCCATCTTCAAGGCCGCAGGCCCGCAAGATGCCGCGCAGGAGGCAGGCCCGGAGCAGGACGCCCCGGAGGATGCCGAAGCAATGGCGGATGAACCCGCCGAGGCGCTGGCCGCTTGACCCGCGCCGAAGGCAAGCGCCCCGGCCTCGACCGGGGCGCTTCGCTGCAAGGAGAAGCCCCCGTGACCCGCACTACCACCAGCCGCCCGCGCATGGCGGCGATCTACGCCCCCGGCACGGTACGCGCCCGCCGCTGGCACGGCGCAGGCGACGTGCGCGGCTACCGCCCGCCCTCGGGCTGGTCGGCCCGCGCCGACCTCACCGACATTCACCCCATTACGGGCCGCGCCTTGCCGCGTGCCGCGTGGTGGCTCATCGAGACGAAGGAATAACCGCGTCCAGCACCGCGCCCAGGCCGTTCCGCCCTGGGCGCGGTGAAACGCAAAATCCGGGCGCGGCAGTGGCCGCGCCCGGTGTCAGACGCCAACAGCCGATTCAGAGCGCCGTCCCGCTTTGGCACTTGCGGGCGCCGCAGGCCGACACCTGATGCAGACGGAACGCCGCAGCTCAGGTAATATAGTCCCCTAGACTATATTGGAATACCGCTATGGCCCATACCACCCGCCAGAAAGACAAGCTGATCGCCCGTGTCCGTCGCATCAAAGGACAGTTGGAAGGCATCGAACGCGCCTTGGAAGCCGAGGCCGCCTGCGTTGAGGTATTGCGCCAAATCGCGTCCGTGCGCGGCGCGGTCAGCGGCTTGACTGCCGAGGTGATGGAAGACCACCTGCGCGAACACGTCCTGGCCGCTGCGACCGACAAGGAGCGACATCAGGGCGGCGAGGAAATGATCGAGGTCATCCGCGCATACATGAAATAA